TCATGCCTCGGCGGTCATTTTTTCTTCGACAATTTTATTCACAATCACGCTAACCGTGCATTTTTGTTGTTCGGCTTGTTCCTGTAGCCACTCCAAGAGCGGCGGTTCAAAATAGATGGCCTCTCTTATCTTCTTTTCCTCTTTAGGCTTCGGCGGTCTTGGCATATAATCAACTCCCTTATAACGCATTTTAAAGCATTTAAAAACATTTTGCAACACTCGAAATAAGTATTTACAAAGCATTTTAAATGCTGTAAAATAGGTATTAGAAAGGAGGTGAACAAGAGCACATGAAAGATTGGGTAACACTCCTGACAGCAATCATCCAACTCATAACAGCGGCGATGATGCTCAAGGAAAAGAAAAAAGGAACCAAACGCAGCCGACCGGGCAAACGTAAATAGGTTCCTCGGAGGGGTTACCGCCCCTCCTCCCAATCTTAACATAAACGGATCAATAAATAAATCTGGCGGCGGCCTTACGCGGGAGGTAGTTATCATGAACTTTGTAGCGGGCCAACTTATACAGTATCGGTACACCAATTTTAGTAACTCAGCGGATGTGGAGGACCCTAACAAGAACTCCTGGATCGTAGCCAAATGGTACGACGAAAGCGAACTTCACTATATCTTGGACGACGGAGAAAACTTTGAGTACATCTTGAAGGACCGCACCGAGGTCCGCCCGTTGGATAACTTGTACACGATCATCTTCAAGTACGAAGGTGGCGGTATACAATCTTCGGTCAGTGTGCGAGCAAAAAACAAGGTATTCGCGTTAGGAAAGGCTTTCGACAAACTTAAAGGTTGGAGAGACAAAGACCGGGTTGTTTCCTTTGACATCATTGAGGACGCGAGCAATAGAGAACTAACGGCAGCGGATTATAAATAAGGGACTTCGGCCCCTCTAAGGAGGATAAACGATGGGAATATACGGGAATATCGGCTTCACGCGCCGCGATAAAACCCCGCAGCATTGGCGTGGTGACTACAGATTGAACCCCAAGACCAAGCAGATGTTAGCGCAAATCTCGTCAGAGCGGGAAGCTCTATTTAGGGAGTTTGAGTCTCTACCGGATGACATTTCAGACGAACAATACCTCACAGCAGAACGAGAACTGCGGATAAAACTGGACGCTATGCTAGTGCAGGAAGATAGGGTACGACTGGCTAATCGCTGACTAATTGACACAAAGAACGATATAGAAAGGATGGTCAAACATGTCAAAGAAAAAGCTTTTTAGCGAGGAAACAACGATGATTGATAATTGCCAGTGTGTGTATTGTGGACACGTCTTCAATGGGCGAGATGCATGTAATGCGGATATGGATCGCCAAACAGTGACTTGTCCGAAATGCAGTAAACGAATGTTTGTTATGATATCTGTTGAGTATACCTGTCAACCAATTGAAGATTAATGCACAATAGGAGGAATAACGCATGGAAACAGTAACGCTGATAATCAGTTTCGCAGCACTTGTGCTGTCGGTTGTGGCGCTGGTTCGGACAATCAAACGCAAATAACCCGCCTGATCCAAATCGATTGGAGGATTCCAGAATGAGCAGTTATGAAGAAAGAGTATCAAAAAAACGGTCAACTGTTGAAAAAAATCTGAAATATTTGGGCGCTGGTTTTCCAGAAGAATTTAAGGTTGATATGGTTAGGCTTATGGAGTATATGTATGAAGATGGGTTTAATGATGGTCAAGAATGGTCACTTAATGCCATTTTGCAGGCACAGCGTGATGTCAGAGAAGGAGAAGATATAGAGTAATCTCATAACACTAAAAAGCCCACCGAACATATAGGTTAGTGGGCTTTGCTCTTTTTATTATGTATATTAGTTTTTTAAGAGACACTCTCTTGTTCCTCTGTTAGATTGGCGGTATTTCTATCAGAAACCCATTTTTCATTTAACTTCAATATTTTTTCAAACAACGCTGGAAATTCACTTTTCAAATCTCCTATTTCAGCGTCAATTGCCATGTTTTTGCAATGATTCCACGCGGTTTTATGCGTTCTTATATAACTTGTTTTATTTAATCCGAGCTTAGTTTGAGTTTGTTGTGTAATCAAGATGTCGAAATCCGGGTCCGGTTCAAAATTACCCAGACTAGATATTGGAAGGGTTTCATAATCAATATTGAAATAAGATGTAGCATTCCTCTCATAACCGATAACCAGGACAGGACGGCTTTTTACCTTAATCCTTCCTGCCCCGGGATCGAAATACTTTTCGAGCGATTTAAAGATTTTTCCAACATTCTCTTTGGGATCAGACAAAATTATTACACCTCACTGCAAGACGCTATCTTCATCGTTCTTTCTCATATCCAAGATCATGTTTTCTTTCAATATGATCGTGTTCCCTTGGTCGTGTGCGCTCAATCCTGCTCGAGATATTTTGTAACATTCATCTGCATGGGACATTTCCCTTAATGTCCACGCTGAAAGGGGGCCATATTCATGCAAAACTTCTCTAATTGTGTATTCTTCTTCATCGGTAAGAGTAACTTGCTCGTCGAGTAAATAAAAATTGTTGCGTACTTTTTTATTTACTGGTCCGTGTACCCATCCTTCAAAATCGTCCGCAAAAAGCCATTCCCCGAAATTTTCATAATGTCTCTTTTGGCAAAAATAAAGTAATTTATGCAGTTTCATTTCGGTAAGGTCGTTTTCTATTTCTGTCATTTTAAAGATTGATAGGTACAGACCCTTTACTGCTGCGGCAATTTCTAATATGTCGCGCGGCACAAAAGACACCTCCTTGCTATCTGTTCTAATTTGATATTACAACTTAAGCACTAAAAAGGAAAGCATTATTTTCCAGTATTTCTTAGTTATGTACCACTCCTTCCTTTGTTCGCCATTCATGTTACTATATCCATCTTACTTAATATTCCGAAACCCCAAGGGACTATCAGAGGACAAATTGCGGTCCAACAAAAAGAGCCCCACCAACTAGACGTTGACAGGGCGTGTCAAATGCTGCGTATATACGATCAGCAAGCACAAAATGAGGAAAATTATTCATAATATATGTTGACCTTTATTCAACTATCTGTTATACTTTGTTCAACAAAGCAAACAGGAGTGATGAAATATGTTCCAAGTGACTCATTTTGAAATCATAAAATCTGAATGGCCTAACGAGAATGGCGATTATTACTTCACGATCAGTGATGGAGTGCAAGAAAAAGGCGAATTTATGACCAGGATAGAAGCGGAGGACAATATGGAGCGCATCATGCTGAACTGGCGGTGTGATTCGTGAGTAGAGAAGTTATATTCGCCCGTCTGATCGCAATCGCAACCGTTCTTGGAGAATTAGTTTTTGACAAAGGCACCCCAACTATTGCGAGTCAGTTTTTAACTCGCATTGGAAGGGAACCAGCTAAAACTATAGCGATCATTCACGAGCGTCTCATGCAACACGCTCATAAGTTTGGCCCGGAGGAAATGCAACTGTTGGACATGTTCGGAGAGTTGATAGACCAATTGGACCTTGAAACCTTCGATAACCAACCATTGGATCAGGATTACCTGATACATTACTACAAGCAAAAACACGCCTTGAAAATAGTAGGATATAAGGAAGCCTATGTAATCCTTGGTTGGGACTATGAAAAAAATCGCACCATGCTAAACACATACCTAAAGAGAGCAGAAGAAAAAGGATGGCCTAAGGGGATGTTTCCAAAGCCGTTACAGGTTCTCGCTAGCGGGCCTATTTGGTACGAGAAGCAAATTATTGATTATCGGGATGCTCGAAACAAGATAAAAGAAGACTAAAAAGAGAAACCCTCACCAGCCACAAAAGCCAGTGAGGGTTTTTATTTACTTAGCGGTGATTGTTGCTGTTTTAGTTTTATTATCCCAATCGAACTTTGCCCCGAACGCTTCGCCTGCTGCACGAAGTGGGACATATACGTGTCCATCAATGATATATCCATCGTCAATCTTTTTGCCATTGGCGATTACTTTTGCCTTGTCCATTGCCATATCCTCGTCATCCCCCTCACATTTTGCGTTAAAAAGTTTCAACTCTGCTTCCCTGCGGCGTACAAGCCCCTTTAAAACTTTACCGCCAGCTTTGTTGTACTTCGGCAAATTCCCGGCGATTTGCGCGATTGTACGGCCTTTACATAGACTGCGGAGATTACCAGCTCCGCAGTTGTAACAAAAACTTGTGAGCGCGTCGAATTGGTTTTGATTTAACTGCGCTGTAACAGGCACGTACGCCGGATTATTGACATACGCCTCATACTTGGCCAAATCGTTGACAAGCATGGCGTCCGCCTGTGCCTGCGTGATGGTCATGCCCTGTTTGACGTCCGGCCCGTAATGCCCCCATCCGATAGTCCAATATGTTTCCGTGGGGACAGGCTTGTAGGCTGTTAAGCGGCAACCTTCAAAGTTTTGGATGAGCCTGATTCCCGCTTGCGATATTTTACGGCTCATTGGTTTTCGCCCCGCTTCCCGTACTGCTTAATGAATTGATTGCTGTAGACCGCTACAGCGCCGCACAGGATGCCTTGAATAACGGCCTGCACTGTAAACCCTAGCAGCAAGCAAGCAAATACAATAGCTACGCCTGTAACAATGTAGATGATTGTCCAATCTGGCACCTTCGGAGTTTGCTTAAGGGTAAATCCGATGATCCAGCAAGCTGCGACGACAATAAGCAATTCCGGGTTAATAAACTCAAGTACTGCGTTCCATTCCATTTCCATCAACCTCTCTTAATGAGTTTTATATATAATGAAAAAGACGCAAACGCTAGTCCGAAGACTATGCTCACGTCTTTGAGTTTGTTTAACTGCCTTGTAGCAGCGCCTTGCAAATACGAAACGGTGGATTTGACAGCTTCTATATCCATCCTGGCGTTGATTAATCTATGTAGTTCATCACGTTGTTGGAGATAGATAGTGTACTTTGTGATCCAGTCTAAAGTCATAGCAGCAACAATGAGCGCGAAACAGATTGCCACAACGATGTATGATGCACTGATGATTTTCTGCTTCATTTTAGCCTCTCCTTAAGCTCGCGCAATTCCGAGATGATTAGATCATACTTTTCCGAGAATTTAGAGAGGACGTTATTTTGCTGCTGAATTATGCCGTTTAAATCTTTCTCACGCTCCTTGTTGGTACGCATAACATAAATAAGAAGCCATACAAACAACGCTCCGAATGGCCCCTGTGTAATAAAATATTTTACGATTTCATTTTCCATAAACCCACCCCTGTGTTAATATAAAATTACTTTCTGTCCCTGTGCAGAAAGTCGGGAGGGTTTGCCGTCCAAGGCGTCCCTCCCGTTACCACTACACAGGGATTTTTTTATTTCTAATTACTGAAATAAACAAACATCCTGATCATTTGTACCACCTTTCCATAAAGTCGATTTATAACCATTACTCAAACGCGTACCATTGATAGGTGTATGAAGACCGCTCCATTGGTAAATATAGTTGAGTTCTATTAACAACCGTGTAAATAATAAAATCCGTGCCGTTGGGTTCAGACCGCGTATAAAAATTTCTCCTATACCCGTTGTTCGGGTCGTAAGCGTTGAACGCGCTATAGGCAGTTCCAGGTACCAGTATCCCACTATAATAAAAAGCCACTGGTTCGTTACTGTTGCTTAGAGTGACGATCACAAAAGAAGGAACAAACCCAAAATTATAATCTACTGACATGGGATACATCCTAACTCCACCTCCACCCGAAACATAGAATGGTTGATTAGTAGAGCCACTTATCGCAGTCCCCGAGGCAAACCTCTTCCCCGTCACAATCTGCCCGATCTTCTGAGCCAGTACCGTATTCGAATCATTTACGTTTGCAGCTACCCCTTTATTTGAGATTGCGGTCGCGATTGCTTGCTTTTCCGCCGTAGTCATGCGCTCCAAAGCCCCGACCAGGCCGAATATATTAACATCCTTAGGAAAATTATTCGCAATAAAGTCGGGGTCGTATGAAGAGATATATACGTTGTCCTCGTAATAATACCCAGGCGGAACTTTCGAAAATAAATTCCCCACACCATCGGCGTACCCAGCGTCTGGGGATGCAGGCCGCGCACCAGAGGGCTGTTTGGGCATAGCACCATTAACTTTAGCCCCATTTACATAAGCGCTGTACCCTGACAGGATATGACCAGCTTGGGCCGTGGCATCTGACGTAAAATTTCCCGGTACCCCAAAAATGCTACTCCCACTTTTTATGTTTCCAGACACAAGGCCAGAGTCTCCAAGTATTGTAATGTCGCTGCCGTAGTAACCTGCGGACTTGGTTTGATTATTCGTTCCAGGTGTGACCGTACCGCCCGCTCCACGGTTTGGCATTGTGCCAGTAAAGGGACCGTTAATGTTCGAGGCGGTTCTTCCGCTCAATAAATCAGCAGGCACGGCATTGCCTGTGGCCCTGATGACTGCCGCCATTTTACTAATCAACGAATCCCAAGATTCATCCACGGTAGCCGGTACACCAATGGAATTAAGCGCGGCTACCACTTCCGCTTTTCGCTCAATTCCATACTGAAAAGCCGCTTTAACAGCTTTTGGTGTTGCCGCCATTGTTTCGCTGTCACTGTCCGTGGCGCTGGATAGTTGCACAATACCGGGCTTTGTAAGTGACGCTGGAGGCACATCGATATTGTCTATATCCGTTCTGAGTTGATTGATTTCTTGGCCGATTTGGTTCATGTCTACCGCTTTGACAGTATCGCTTGGCTGCCAATTTGTTTTTGCCATTAGTCGTTAACCTCCTTGACTTCAATCGTTTGCAACATAAGAGTATCTGACGGGACCGGGACGTTCACGGCGTTTGATGTTATCACTTTGTTGGATGCATCTCTAAGCTCAATTTGCGTGATCAGCGAAATGTCTACTGCTGGTACAACGTAATTGATTGCCAACGTTGAATCCGTCACGGCTTTTTGGTCAAAATTAGTGATTTCATAAGTGTTGTTTAAAACAACTTTAGCCACTCTTGTATCTACGTATTCCGCGACATCATGTAAAAACTCTGTTGCTATCATTTAACTTGCACCTCCTCGCCTAAGCTCCAAAACGGTTTCTCGTCGAGTTTCCAAACCCCATCTAACTCGTAATTCCATGTGATATCTTGCTTAAAAACGTGTTCTTGTAGACCGATATCAGCGTCAAGAGATGTGTTCTGCTGATAGATTAGGTTGGCCGGTTTAACCGTTTGGACTGTGTGTTGAACCTCTTTAAAAACGTTGGCGTTTTCGATATTAGCAGTTACATACAGGATGAAATCCTGAACGTCCACGCTTACAATCGTCATCCCCGGCCCAACAAGCCTATCCAATTGCTCTTGCAGCCATCGAATTGTAAAGGGCGGCTTTGTTTGATACCTATTCAAAATGCGTTGTTTGCGAAACTCAAGGGATTCTGTTGTTGGATCAGCCTGTATCCCCAACATTTGCTCCCGGCGCTTGATCGCGTGGACGCTGGACGTCAATACAAATTGATCATTAAACAGTTGTTGTATGGCGCTGTCCATCCGATCAAGTTCCGCGTCCTCGGATTCTGCCATTTGGATAAAATCCGGGATATCATCGTAGTATTCCGGCCAATAAGGCATAATGCGATCAGCCATTAATAGCCACCGTCCCCAGGCTCGGGATTTCCTCAGCTCCAAGCGTAATATTTGCAGACGATCCGTTTAGCATCGTATTGGTTATGTCGATCACACCAGACACGTTAAGTATCGCGGCCTCAATTAATGCAACACGCACAATGATTTGTTCTTGTGTCGCCCAGGATTGACGCAAGCCAAGCAAATAGGCGCTTATGGCATCCTCGATTGGCCCTTGTACCTGTCCTACTGTCGTGCCTGCTTCAAGCGCCACGGTAGTTGATACATTGATAGGTTGATCCGTAACACCTGTAATGGTCACTCGATGCCCGATAGGTGCGGTTCCATATCCTTTTCCGCTATTTACAACCGGATCAACCTTTGTTTGTACGTCATTAATCAAAGCCGTTGATGGAGGATTCCAGTCTGCGCCGATGATTGTACATTTAACTGTTCCGCCGCCGTTCCATACAGGAAAAACTTTCGTCGCTCCAACACCGTCGATTGCATTTATAAACTGTTCATAGTCGGAAACATTACCACCAAATGCCGGTTCGTTTACTGCTTCGTAATAACGCGCCCTAAGTGCATCGTCAGTTTCTTCATTCTCGCCAGGGACAAGCAAATCCGTTATTTCTGCTCGGGCCAAACCGTTGATATAGTCGATTGGAAGCAACGCCCCGAATTCCTGATTTCCGATCGTTCCGGCTGTTTCACATTCCAGCGTCCATTGACCGGTCGTGATCTTGCTAACCGCCGTATAGTTGACATCGTTAATCGAAAACCTACTGCCTGCCGGGATATCCATTAACACATCACCAGACGCATAAAATAGCCCTTTGCGGCGTGCTTTGGTTGCCGGTTCCCGGTTAACCCCAAACTCGGAAGTTTTGCGTGTCAAGTCGTCCCCTGTCGCTGTGTCTGCATATGAGAGGTTATAGTTGACGTCCAATTCAATATACATTTGCGCCAACTCCGCCGCTGCGGGGGCCAGGGCGTCCCAAATTACAGAGCCAGGACGCTTATCAACGTCGTTACTTACCCGATCAAGCATTCTTTGTAAAATCACTTCATAGGTCTGACCTTCATACACTCGCTGTCACCTCGCTTTTAAAATCCCCATAGGTAGATACCACTGTAAAGGTGCATAATGCCTGATCTCCACTCGTGGTGATTTGCATGTTCTCAACTGCCGATATACGGTCGTCTTGCAATAGCGCTTCCGTAATCCGCCGTGCGATTTCTGACCGTACATACCCCTCGCTACGTCCTTGTAGTCCGTTTAATTCGCTGCCATAATTCGCATCATAGATTAGGTGCATGAATCGATCTGTTTGGAGTATCTTGTAAACCGCCTGTTTAACCGCTCCTAAGCCGTCTACATAGCCCGTAGTACGTTTGTTTGCGAAGTCTACTCCATACGTCCGGCTCGTCTCTTGCGTCTCTTCTGCGTCTAATATAGCGCCGCCAATTGGTATCATGTGATCACCTTATCCCATACAACATATTGTTGACCGCCTTGCACCCGGAGCAAAAGAACCTTGTCGCCGACTTTCAACCCTTCGCGGATCACAATTTTATCTGGTAAGGCATCTCCCGTATTGCTTTGCGATCCATCATTGATGTATGTGTGATTGTGCTTTAGATCAACTTCATATCGGCTTAGGCGTTCTGTGACAACTAAAAAATCCTCGTCGAGTGTAAAACGTTGATCCACGTTTACCTCAAGAGGATTTATTTTTGTTACTGTTCCATACAGCACGTTTACCGGCTTGCTTGCATCATTGGCACCCACGCTCATTTGTTTTATCAGATCACTCAAGGACATTAAAACACCTTCAATTCAATTGATATTGTATAGTCCTCGCCCGAAAATTTATGCGTACATTCTTCGATCAAAAAAAGATCGCCTATTGCCAACTCGGCAATTTCACAACGCACATAACATCCAGCCCGAACAGATGTATCGCCAAGTGCATCGATTTTAAGGCTTTTCGTTTCCCGGTTTTTGAGCCTTGACAGTTGATCGAGTAGAGCGTTGATTTGAGCCTCGTTCTTGTTTTCGTCTACTTTTTCGTAATATTGCAGTCGTCCCCACTTGGCGACATTTGCGCTATCCTGAGCAATATAAATGTCACGTTTTCCTGTTTTCTCATTGTTCCGTACTAACTTGATTCGGTTGTATGTGTCACTATCAATCGATTGATCATATGAAAAATCCGTCATGAGACTTTCGTCGCCGATCGTCAGTTTAAGCACGCGGTCTTTAACATTTTGTAAGGCCAGTTGACCATAATCATCATAAAACACATAAATGCTACCGGTATTAATCGTTGTAAGAGTCAACGCTTTGTCGATGATATCTAGCAGCTTGCTGCCGTCCTCTGACATTGTCGGGATCGCGTATTTCGTATCAACGATATGCCCCCACTTAAGGCCAAAGTCATCTGCTATTTGCTTCACAATTGCCGCAGCGGTTTTGTTTTTGAAAACGTATGTGTCTGTAGCTGCAAGGTAACGGATTTGATCGTAACATTTAACACTTAATTTTTCTTCTTGACTACGTCCTAAAGTAAAGACGTAGCCATAAAAAAGAGGGACATCATTCCATTTAACTCCAATGATGTCCCCGTTGCTAATTGTAAGGTTTGGGTCTTGGATCATTGTAAAATCCAAACTCCCCGGCTTGCCTATCCTAGAGGTTTTCCAGGTTACTTCCGTGACGAGTTCGGCAAGATCGTGTACTACGCCTTGTTTGTTATCGTGTATAACCTGTAACATCACGCACCCCCTATGGTCTATGGTAGCTTAATTACTTTTCCGATCGGCAGACGCTTTAGTTCGCTGTCCTTGATGCCGTTCAACGTCTGGATTTGCTTGTACTTGCTTCCATCACCCAAAAACTTTTTCGCGACCTTCCAAAGACTATCTCCCGCAACAAGTGTATAGGTTTTAGGATTCACCCTCGTATCGGGCCGATTCGGTGTTTTAGAACTGAGTAACTTAGTCGGCGTCTTTGTTGCTGATCCTTTTTCGACTTTTGCTATTTTCGCTGCGTAGGAACGGTATTCTTTGAATGCTATTTGGTATGAGATATCCCCGGGCGATCCCCCAGATTCTGACCACGAGAAGTTTTCTACACTCACCAGCATATTGATGTTCATTCCAACGGAGCCGGTCAAAACAAGTCTCATCGGCTGCTTTTCTGATCTCCACTTTGCGATAAGATCGATGTAATGGGTGGGAGGGAACAATTCATTTCGATCCACAATACAGGCCGGAAACCAAGAAGCAGGGAACACACTTTCAAACGAAATTTCCGTCAACTTCGGACTCTTGATAATGTTGATTTCTCCAAGTATAGAAATTTCATATGTTTTATTGTTGCCCGCCACAGATACATCAATCTGCCCAGGAAGTACCGGAAATTCGAACGCCTCGGTCTCTTCATTGAACGATAGCGTCATGGAGTAATTAGGCATGGATACCCATCTCCGATTTTATCGTTTCGCTTATTCGATCAACAATCTCATCAAAACTCATGCTTTTAGTTTCTGTTCTCACTGTTATTGTAGGACAAATATTAACTAAATCGTGAATAGACTGTACTTGTCCCAGTTCACGTAAAACAACGATATCGTCATTAGGAGCATTTTGATTCAAAACATTTAATTTATGAACCATCTCATCCAACAACCCATTTACTTTCTCTAATTTTTTTATTGCTTGGCTAGCATCAATATCTAATGTAACTGATAACATTGTTATTCACCCCTCAAATTTGCTTATGCATATACTCCCGCAGCGTTGGCGGCTAGGTCTTCCGTAAGTGTTTGCTCGATTCTCGCGACAACTTCGTTAACATCAACATCTTTCGAAACTGGGCCGGTCGAAACGCTGACCGTAGGTGTATAGGTTACAAAATTTTGTATTGACTTCATTTCCGCTAACTCCCGCATCATTTTTAAATCCTCGCTGGAGATATCAACCTTATCTTTAATTTTGTCCACCTGTCCCACTTTCCCGATTTTGTCGATGTTAGGGGGAGCGGCTGATTTGAATTTGTCGAAATTATACGGATCTTCTTTACCCTTATTATCTTTATCTGTTTGCTCTTTTGCTCGCTGTGCTGCTCGGTCTTCCATATATTTTTGCAGCTTCTTTTCTCTTTCTTCCGCCTTTTTAGCTGCGTCCGATTCCATTTTGGCGACATCCTCTTTGCGAGATTGCTTTCTAGCTTCCGCTTCGAGTGCTGCGCTTGCCGCAAATTGGACGTGCGATAAAGCATCAATTTGGACCATAGGAATGTTGTTTAGAGTTTTGATGAGCTCATTGATATCGTCAATAACCCCATTCACGAGCTTTTCCATGATTTTTAGGGATTCGACATATGCCCAATCGAACGCATCTGCTATACCATATCCGACTTTAGTAAAGAAAATTGGAATTTGATCAAAGAAAGCTAGAATGCTATTCCATCCCCGAATCATGGCTGCCACAAACTTGTCATTTGTGTTCCACAGGTTGATGGTCCATTTGACCAAGAATATTATCAACCCAATAACCGCCGCTATGCCCATGATAATAAGCCCGATTGGGTTTGATATTAGGGCTATGTTAAGTCCCCATTGGGCCACTGTCCAAGCAGCTATAGCACCCACAACGCCCCATATAATCGGTTCAATCCACATCCAGTTTGACGAAACGAAATTATAGACCTTAGCCGCAGCGTCAAGGAATTTTATCGCCCCCTCTGCTGCTCCAGCAAAAGCTGTGGCTATATTCGAAATGCTGTTCTGCATATCGGGATTATTGAGCATAGCGCTTATGCGTTCAATGGCCGGCCCAAACGCCTGCAACGCTTTGTTTCTAAGCTGGTTCATCGCGTCCCCAAACGTCAGCGGCATTGATGCAAACTTTTTATTGATGTCGTCAGCCGCATTGAACATGGCACCTTTTATGATATCTGCGGTGATTGTGCCGTCAGCAGACATCTCCTTAAGTTCGCCTTTGCTTTTTCCAGTAAAGTCAGCAATGGCGGCGGCCAACATCGGAGCATTTTCCATAATCGAACGGAACTCGTCGCCTTGTAGCTTCCCAGCAGCCATGGCTTGCGAAAGCTGATACATACCGGCTTGTTGCTCCATCGTACTCGATCCACCCACGCGAAACGACTTTTGCATCAACTCTGTAAATGCTACCAACTCATCATTACTTTTAAATGCGTCACTTGCGAGAATACCCATCCGGCCAATTACGCCGACCATATCGGTATACGAACCACGGGAGCGCTCGGCAGCAGCAAATATTTTTTCTTGTAGTTCTGCCGTTGTTTGGAGCCCATCATTGATCATATTCAGCCGGGCTTGTGAATTAATATACTCATCGCTTATACTTGCTACTTTTTGCGCTCCCTGAATCGATAGATAGGTTGCGACTAGCCCTCTCATGTTGGATAGCCAGCCCGCAGATGATTGACCGGATTGACGATTGGCTGAATTTATTTGCTTTTGTAACTGCAAAATCTTTTCTTGCAGTTCGGCGATTTTTTCTTGGGCAGCTCTCTGGTCTCCGGCTACGCCCCGCAACCGATTGGTGGCCGCGATGAATTTCATCACAAGGCGTTGTAAGTTGGCAAACATAACGTTTAGTGAAGCGGGCAGTTCCACCTTAATACGTGCCTGGATGCCGTCAAGTTGCCTTTGTAGCAGTCTTTTTAACATTTGGGCACGCTGAACCGCCTGTCTGGCGTTAAAGGTAACATCAAGTTTGACGGACTTTACGACTCTTTCGATGCCTCTTAGTTGCTGTTCCGCGCTACTGGCATTTAGTCGCAAGGTAGCCGGTGTTTCTACTGTGCGACGAAGCCGTTCCATCGCCATTACGGCCTTGTCGGCTTGGGTAATAGTTCTAGCTAGGGGCGTGGAAAATTGATCCAACATTTTCAAGGCTGTAGATATCGTTGGCACGCTTTCACCTTCTTCTTGCGCAAAATAAAAACACCCGTTATAGGGTGTTTAGAAATACTTCAAATCATAAGTTATTTTAACTGTACCAATAGAATCCTCTTCGCCACCCTCGATTAACCAAAATTCAGCTATTTTCGATGATTGATCGACGTGTCGGCATCTAAAAGCAACACCTGTATCCGCTTCAAGCATTATATCCGCCCCGGGAGCAATTCCAAATAGTGATAATGCTTGATTTTTATCTTTGTATATCTCGCCGGTCCCGTAAAACGTAAACCGCACTACCTTTCCATCAATGAAAAGAAATTCATGGTTCCCGCTTTGATATGTCCAGGTAATTGCTTCATAGGTCTGGCCGTTGGAACTATCATATTTCCATTCCTCTTTAGATTCCGGTTCGCCCATAATTTTAATCAATTCATCCGGTGATATCCTACTAAATTTATTTGCGTCAAGTATCATTGGTGTTTCTTCGTTTTGGTTACTAACAATTGTCGATACAGCTTTGTCCCCAGTCCCGTTAATTATGAGAGAGACAACCAAAAACAAAATAGAAGAAGCCAAAAGATACAACGTACTTTTCCCTTTTGTTTTGGAGGGCTTCTTAGAAAGCTTGGCTGCCAACCATACAAAAAATAATACTATGGTTGCTATTGATGCGAGCGACCATAAAATCATAAAGAAGTAAAACAAATAGTCCTCCCCCTTATAGTCGGATATACCCATGATATTACCATAATTTTACGGAGAAAGCTTATTTTCGTTTAATTTTAGCAGTTTCTTTTTTCTCTTTGTCGATCCGAACATCAATAGCAGCTATAACAAAGGCCCGTTCCCTACGGGGAAGGGCCATATATTCGCTAGGCCATTTGCGAAACTTGTGGAGGGTATAGTAGGCATAATTCGCCTCTGGATCGCCCTCCACAATTAGTTTTTTGCTTCTTCAACAAGTTCGCTCATTTCAACGTCAAAGCCAGAAAGTTCGGTGATTTTTTGTACCAAGGTCGCCAATTCTCCAGCCAAGAGAACACGTTTAACGTACTCTTCTGGTGAGGATACTCCCAACTTTTTGATACTATCTGCATTTTTAAAATCCGGGTTAATCGTGTTGTTAATCGCTACATGCAAATTGAATTTTCGGCTGTCGAATTCGACCTTTTTCTTACCAACTTGAGTTGATCTCTTTCGGATATCTTCGAACTCTTCTTCCGTCATGGCCTTGATGGTGAATTTCAACGGACTCCCATTTTCATCTTTAAATCGTGGCGAAATGACAACATCCTCCGTCACATCGTCAATTGGGTTTGCGTTCAGAAATTCTTGTAAATTCATATATAATTCCTCCTATTTAATTAATTTGTAGGTTGTATCGTGTTAAATTGGTCGAGAACATCGTAATCTTCAAACGTAAATGGAATTTCTTCTTCAAGCATATCGTCGCTGGTAGCGTCAAACCGCGCTGCTATAACGCTGTCAATATTGCAATTTTTCAGAACCACAGTTTGCTTACCGCTACCACTCCCGGGTTGTTCGTTGACAACCTGTAGATCAAACCAAAAATCTTCCCCGGTCTTTACATAGTCTCTCATGAGTTGTCGAAATACAGACGAAATATAATAGATCGTCAGCGTGCCGGAACCAGACCACCCAGCAGAGCGTTGCGGTGTACTGGTGCGGCCCAAAACAGGGACGTCAACTTTGTTTTTCTCAATTGTAGATTCCAGCGTCTTAGCATAGAACAATTCTTCTACCCGACCGTTAATGGTCACGAATGCCTTGGCTTGCTTGCCACTAACGGCATCTTTAACATTAAAAAATCCTGCCATGTATTATCCCTCCTTAGCGGACCGTGACGGTCATGTATAATTTTTCCATGCTATCAGTAGGCTGAATTGCAAGGTTAGCAATTACCGAATCGGCATCATTTCCCGGCAATACATCGATATCATTTTGAGAATCGAAGTTTTGAATAGCGCCCAGGCCTTGCAGCGTATCTAGATAGGCGATTACAGATGCTTTATATAAGTTCCGGCCATCTGCATCGTTGTTAACCTTGCCGATGAAATTTGTTTCAAAGTTGCTTTTTAGATCGTTCGCAATAGCATCGAGCGTACGAACCACCCGATTCTTGCTAAATGCTTTACTGCGATCAACCGTGTACGTAGTAAGCGTGTTAATATCCTGTTCAATCCGCACAACGCCGTTTGAAGCGGTTAGCACCAATTCGCCGTTTTGCAGGGCGTCAATGATCTGGCTATTAGAGTATCTTGGGTTTGTATCCACGGCATTCGAAATGATCGCATAAGTCAGCGACTCATTAACGTTTGCTGCGGCCTCCATTGCGGCGATTTCCCATAACAGATAGATTGGATCAACCGTCAATCCATCGGACGTCACTACGCTGTTTTTAAGGCTTATAACACCCTCGTAATCCGATTGTGGGTAGTTGTAGAGAACCGTTTGGAACTTCTTGCCCTCGTCCTCTCTTAAGCGCTTTGTAAAAGCCACAGCGAGTTGTTTGACGCTTGAATCGTCTGTCGGGATACCAAGGACATTAAAAGTTTCAGATTCAAAAGCCGTGAAAGCATCCGTCCACTCTCCCATGCCCCCCGTTCCTGCCGTGCCATTTTCGAGCGGCGTTCCTGCGGTCGCCGCGAGCGCCCCGGTCCCTGCAAAGTCTACAAAGTCATTGGACACTACCTGATCAGCTGTAGCAGCAACCTGGGAGGCAACCGTTTCACCATCCAAAATCGTGTTAACCGTAAATGTTCCAGGCAAATCAATATTGGATTGGATTGCAATTTGCAAATCATTTCCACGCAAACCGCCATATTTAGCCGTTGCTGTGAGATTGCCGATTGCTGCCGAGGCTTTTGTCGCGCCCGTTGCGCCAAGCCGATAGATTAAAACCTTGTTAGCGTGCGATATTGCCGCTGTAATGTGCCGGATACGTGGGTCCGTAGGGTAAAACCCGATTAATTTAAGCGAATCCTCCATAAAAGATTCAGCCTCAAGTGTAATAACGCCGTTTTTACCCCAAGGCAAAGGTGCCGGAAAAGCTACTGTACCGCGATCACCGACCGTTACGCCTTGTTGCGCTTGGGACTTGAAGTTGATATAAACGCCTGGTCTTACTTTGTTCTGTACTTGCCAAGTTCCGCCAGCCATATTTATTTAACCCCCTTGCTTTTAAATGTCTCAATCGCCTTATTAGCAGCCTCCACGGTGTATTCCTTGCCGTCTGTCAGAGCAACGGAAAGAATGTCCTTGTCCACGCCTTTGAACTGCTTAGAGGCCAAGATTTGTTCCTTAGAAAACCCGTCTGTGGCTACTTCTTCAACTTGTGTTTCAGCCTTTTTAGTTGTCACTGATTAATCCCTCCTGGACATCTAGTTCCTGCATTTTCGGAATATCCGGCGCGGGCTCCCAAACAAGAAAGTTGTAATTTACGAAGAAATGGAGAACTTCGTCCACGATTTCGAAGTTCATTTCTGAACCCCGAACCAACACGTCATTAACGTTGATTTGCTGTAATACGCTTGTTAGGCGCTCGGCCATGTCGTAATAGTCCTCATTCGCCCGATCTACGCCGTAATAGCGCACCGCAAAGGGGTGAAGACGCATGTACCGTCTGCCCAACTCTTGCGTGTGTTCAGGCTCGAGCAGGCGCACAAAAAAACAAGGCGGATTTAAGCCCTGTTTAATCTCTTCGCCCATTATTCGGATATCAGGAAAGGCAGTGTCTAAGGCGGCATGTACGGCATATCGAGCGGTATTAAATGTCACTTGCACGGCACTACCTCCCCAAATATCTCGTAATAAACTGGTCCATTTTTCTCTTCATGATCACTGGCAATTCTCGCTTTAGTTCCTGATTCGATATTTTCATCATGAACCGGCCCTCTACCCAGCCCTTATGGTTCGCCGTGCGGTGTCCGTATTCGATGTATGCGGAGTAATACACCGGATTGAAAACCTCGATTTCAGCCCCGGCGTCCGTGATCACTACTTGTCCAATTGTCCAACTACGCCGAAGTTCCCCGGTGTCAGCCGGTGTGCGTGGGACCACCTTAGCCAGTAAACGGTTGGCTAACTCAATGACGCATTCACGCATAAATCCCGGGAACGCCTTGTGCATCTCTTTAAGGTTGTCCCGAAACTTTTTGAACTCCGAAAAATCAAAGTTGCCCATTTTAGCCATTACGCCCACTCCTTGCGTTCCAACGAAACCTCTTGATGCGTAGGATAAATAAACGGCTCACCGGCGGAGTATTTCCGTGTTGCTGCGATTGGCTCCCATCCCGCTGCCGTCATTCGGCCCCGGGTCACTTCTAACATGTCGCCTTGCAAAATCTCCACTTCCGGCGCTATGAACAGTTTGGTTTCGTATAAAATATCGTTTTGCGCTTCGGTTTGCCCGTTACGCCCGAGTGCCTTTTGAGAGATGCGGCAAGGTTGATCAGAGTATACCGGCATGGGTACAAGCTTCGTTGTCTTGGAATTTGGGTCTTTAACCTCTTGATAGCGATAGATGGTTGCTCGGTCTGTGTATGTCGTTTCTATAGCTGCTCGATAGTCGGTAAAGTTTATACTCATAGCATCACCACTTCATCTTTCGCCAGCGGTAAAGGTCTGCCCTGTAATCAAAAACAACCTGATCGATTACACTTTTACTTGTTGCCGTCAATCCACTCTTAGACGCTGGCCCTACAGATGTATCCCCGATTTTTATATTCAGTCCGCTACTATTCGCATCACCGCCGTATTTTTGAGGCTGCTCGATCCGCAAAACGTCGATAACCATGCTCGCCCAAACATAAATAAGTGCGTCTGGTATGTCTCTACGATTACAGATATTTAAAATACGCCAACCAATTTCCGTGATATAGGAATTGATTAGCGTATCATCTGTGTCGTCGGTGATTTTCAGGCGAGCTTTGACGATCCCTAGCACTTCGGCTTCTTGTTCTTGCCTTGTCATTAGATCACCTCAATTCACGCCTTCAAAGCGGCAATCACGCTGTTTAAAAGTGTAGCAACATCCTGTATTGATGCTGTTGCTGGAGTGGCTATAGGCGTTAATGCTGCAATCTGTGTCTTTGAGGCCAAGGCAGACACTGCGCCTGCGGCATTAACGGCCTGCGCAGCAACGCCGTCAAGCTTTGTCTTGTCCGCACCACTCATAAAACCCGCTGCGCTTGTTGTTGCCGCCGTGTGAGTGTGATTCCCCGCTGCCGCTGTCGCCGCCGTGGTTCCGATTGTAGGGGGAAATGTTGACGGCTTGCCCGTAACACCGTTCCAAGCTACAGCGTCAGACGTACCAGCAAAAGGAGCCTTGGCATCGGGAGCAAACATTTCGGTTGTTATGCTTCCGGGTGCTGGCGTTCCTCCACTTCCACCTGTGGGCAACGGAGTGTCAGGGGTAACGGTGATCGCTTTTCCCTGCTCTCGGTCGTAATACTGCAAAATTACCTTTTCCACATCATCACCCCTCGATGATTCCGGCTTTTACAAACGCCCTTCTTTCCTCTTCGTCAACTTCGATTTCTTCGCCGATTTTATAGCGTTGCTTATTATATTTAATGTTTTTAAGCAACGTCACTTTGCTAGCTTTTGGCTTCCTGGTTTGCTTCTCTTCTCTTACTTCTTCCATCTTTCAAACACCTCCATAAATAAATCAGGAGAGGGGTTACCTCTCCTTATGCTCCTGCGACTTTAGCAACGAAAATCGTGTCGATTGTTTCGAAGGAAGGTAAGCAAATCTGGCTGACGATGGTTTCGACGTTCACTGGATGCGGTTCCTTGACGGTTGTGATCGCAACCCCAGTGTTTACAATTTGCACTTCTGCGACCGTTCCGCCACTCATAAGGTCAGCCTCTTCCGGCGTTGTCCCGTAATACAGGTTGCCAAGGTTTCCATCGGGAATAAGTGTGAAATAGTCGTCTGGATAGAACAATTGAGCAGCGCCGCCAACCTCAAGAGCGAACTTCTTGTTATAAACCGCTACAGTAATGCCGAGCTTGCTCATGAGGTATTGTTGCAGCATAGAATCCGTCAAGATGATGTTTTGACCGCCTGCCGGGTTCATGTCCAAACGAATCGTTTTGTTTGCCAAGAGGTAATTCCAGGTTTTGCGCGTGCAGATAGCCCGAGCAGGGCGAACGCCGGTATCGTCCTCTACGGTATCCTGCCACGTGCGGATGTCGTCTACTGGATTAGAGTCAGGATCGTTCCATTGGGCCGTACCGGCAAGAGTTTCTTGGTGCGATGCAGGCATTTTGTAATCATAATCGTAATTCAGTCGATTTGCCGAAATTGAAATTTTACCAGCGGAAAGAAGCTGCATAATCATCCGCTCAGAAATAACCCGCGCACCATTAACCAGATTCGTTGCATCATCATAAACCCGATTGATTACAGGCATCAGGTATTGGGAATTCGTCGAATCCATCAACCGCAGGATGTCCTGGCGTTCCTTTTCTCCGACACGCATTGCTTCGCGGAAGAAAGGCATTTCGGTATCAATTTTGTTCAGTCCGATACGATCCCGCAAAGTTGCTTTCGCATCAAATTCAGAAGGTTTGAGTGATACCGGCAACCCGTTGAAACCTTTAATCCAACTCAAATCCAGACCAAGTTGTTTCCGCGCAGGGAACAACGTCTCCCCAAGGTAAGGGATCTGATTAGAACCATTGCTTTCATAGTACGTTGCGATATTTTTCGCATTGATAAGATCAAAAATAGTAGGCATTCAGTTTCTCTCCTTTACTTAATGAATGTGATTTGTTTGAGTGCCGTAATCGCTGCCGCAGCAGGCGCTACAGGCAATTTATTAAGATCGATAAAACCGTGAATGATTGCATCGCCCGGAGCCGGGCCATATGTTACATCCGTGTCGTTAAACAGAACCCCTTCTGATGTTGCGTCATTAGCCGCTACGGCCTTCTTCGTAGCGTCAGCAATAAAACCTCCGCCTAGGATTGTCCCAGCAGGCACAACCTTTCTGCCGTTTGCATCCGGCGTCACACCCGCATCATCTACCGTCACGGGCAAGGCTACGTAGTGATCAGGAAACTTAATAATTTGTTTTGGTGTGCCATAAGTGTTTTCAACAAATTTACTCATGCTTTTTGCCCTCCAAAGTATAGGTTTTGTGCTTCTTGCATTTTGTCGCTAGATTGCTTGTTTTGAGCGGCTAATTGCTTGCCAAACTCACCGCCCTTATCGCCTTTGTCGTTATTGGCGCCGCCGCCATTAAACGGTTTGAATCCGACGAATGTCGTTTCGTTTGAGTTTTCAGGGACAAAATAAAAACCCTTGCTTTCCTGCAAGGATTTGTACTGATCATCAAAGCCGCTTTTGATATTGCCGGTTTCGTCAAGCTCAATTTGATCAAACTTAAACTCATTCAGCACATTGTCCATTGCGTTCTCATGTACTTTTCCGACAAGTTTGAGTTTTAGCGCCGTCTTGAGTTGCAATTCCTTAGCCTCTTTTTGGTATTTATCTGCTGCCTCTTTATTGGCATCTTGCAACTCTTTGATTTTGGCTTTAAGTTCCTCGTTGTCGCCTGCCGACTTTTTCAGTTCCTCAAGTTGTTTGTCTCGCTCTTTTAGGTCGGCCTCGATTTTTTTCTTTGCTGCGTTTACTTCGTCCCATTTATCCTTGGGGAAATGACTGCCATCAGAAACGATTGCGATTTTGTGCTTATCACCAGCCTTTTCAATGACTTGCTTGTAAAGTTCTTCGCCTAACAATTCTTTCAAATCCATCTACTCCATCTCCCTTGATGTTTGTTTACGTGTTACACCTCACGCATGGGGTTACGTTCGTTTAACCCACGAACCTTTAAAGAGGGCAAATTAAAAGGGCCGAAGGTAGTCTCAACCTCGGCCCGGTTACGCTGTAACTTTTGTATATCTCGCTTCAAATGCTGCTTGTGTCATAACAAACAGCTTGCCTTCTGTGTTCTTGACAATAAACTCTCCGACATTCGCAACCAAAACATCCAATGCGTTGCGAATAACGCGAAGCTTCAAGCCGCTTGGAGTATAGTCAATAGAAATCGGTAAGCCCACAAATCCAACGATTTCCTGGATGTGAGTTGGTTCCATTCCTTCAAACTTGATCGCCTGTACCGGAATGCATTCTTGATAGTTTTCAACTGGCACTCTAATCACCTCCTTTTAGCATATAAAAAGCACCCTCGCCGTAGCGTGAGTGCCTCTATTTTTCATCTTTGAGCACGCCGATTTTCTTCAATTGCTCTCGGAATCGTTCTTTATTCTCCTTTTGTTCCTTTTCTGGAACATCGTTGTAACCGATTATTTTGGGCTTGCCCAGGTCGTTCCATCTTGGATCGGAAAACTTTTTCTTATCGTTGCTCACTTCTTCAACTCCCGTAACAGGATATGGTACACACCTTCGATAACCTCTATGTCAACGACTTCAAAAGGGAAATCTCGGCCATACAATACTTCCAATTCACTCTGGTTGTAGGCCCTAATATCGGCCCCTGCAGCCGCCCCCAGGATGTAGTAATGTACTTGCCCCTTGGGGTTGTACAAGGCACCTGCAGCAGACATGGACATGTATTGAGGATATTGTAACACAGCCCCAGGCTGGATGTCTTTCATTGCTTCGTCAGCGTCTAATTGAGACGCAAAAAATAGCGATCTGGTCAAATCACCAGTAAAGCGCGGTAGTTTGAGCAGCGCGTTGTCGAGTTGTTCAACCCACTTCATTTCGTCACTGTTGAGTGGCTTCCCTTCTCGCAACTTTTCGTTCAATACATACGATTCTCCTCCGACATAACGCGAAACTGCTGCCTCTTCAGATTTTGTGAGTTTTGGCGGCACTGGAACACCTGGCTTGGCGCTTCCTGTGGCGTCAATTTCCTCAAAATCCGGTTCAGGCGTTTCCGGTACAGTCTTAACAGCGGGCGGCGTCACTGGTGCCGGTTCTGAAACCTCTGGCGGCTTATCAGCATTCTTGGGCGCGTGTTTGGCTTCCCACTCCCGATAGGTCATATCTGCCGGTACACTGTAAGTTTTGCCATCTTTGCCCCGCGCGGCTCGCTCACTAGGTTTTGGAACCTCGTTATCACCCGTATCGTTAAACTCTGGAATCGTTGTTGAACGACAGTTTCCACTCCACGCGATCTTACCATTTCTCCTGACTAACAAAGTGTGATGCTTAGCCAGTTCCACGCAATAAACCATCCCGTCATATGGTGCGTCTTCCACATCCATATTGTTTGTCCAAGAATGGATTTGTTTGTTCCAAGATACAATCCATAAATTATGGTTTATGGTATAGACGCCATTTCGAAATTCAATTTCTCTGCCAGCCATGTTTTCCAGACGAAAGCTTGGTCTTCCTCCGGCTTTCATGATGAGTTCGCCGAGATCATCCGCCATTCGCTTGGAAGTAGAGAAGAATGTTATAGAGTCTTCGAACTGATGCCCTTTCCACAACTTTCCCTTTCTCGTAGTTCCATCGGTTTTTGAGTATGCAATCAAAAAAGCCCTGATCATCTCAGGACTCATTTGTTTTATAATGTCAGGAACGTATTTTTCGTGGCATAGACCAAACCGAGCCAATTCTTCGCCAAGCTGCTTGTCTCTGATACTTAGGCTTTCTTTTCCTTTATAGATTTTAAACGGAAAATCTTTTAATTCATCAAACATCCAGTCGTTGTTTTGTTGAGCAATCTTAATGTTGTAACTCGACCGATCCGGGGTCGAACTTCCGTCTGCAAGCCAGTAAGCCATGAACTTGCAGTATGTTTTAGTAGGAACCAACTTGCCCCCAAGCAAGACACCATCCACGTCTGCCCCATTCCAGTTCATGCCACACAGAAAGCGATTCTTGCCCTGTCCAGACAAAGCGCGGGCTTCTCGAAGCTTCCATTTGCGGGCCTTGTTTTTGCTATCCATGTTCTGGACCAGCATCTTATGGTTCGGCGTTACGAGCAAATCAAATCGCGCATTCCTGAAACTCCTCATCTGACCGTTGTAACGATATGCGATATAATTTATCGCTGGTTGCCACTCGGGTAACAGGCTTGCGGGGTCGATGCTGTAAAAATTCTCGTCTCCCTGTAAATGAGAGAACAGCACCCAGCCACGAGAAGTATAGACCTCTGTAAGATCATCGTAGCAATAAGCATGTAGCGGGGGATAATTCACTCCCGCTTTAGCCTCGCTAACCGGTATCACTTCAGAATCCATGTGTCGGCATTCTTCTGATGTTCGACTATCCAATGTCGCCACAAATTTGTATTTTTTAATGCCCTGCGACTTGTATCCATCCAGTCGGGATTGCCCAGCAAAATAGGCTGATTCGGTCAGAATGAGGCGTTCGGCTGCGCTCTTACTTACGCCCATGCGCTTGGCAAAGTCTGTAATCACTTTGTCGGCAGCCTCGCCCCGGATTAAGTCTTGTGTCAATACCGTTTGTAATTCAGACAGTAGTTTGTCCCTATCTGCCCAAATGCGAGCCGAGAAATTCCGACCATCCGGCGTCCAGGGCTTAGACAGCACCTTGTCAATCTGCTTGCCGTCCAACCTTGCAAACGGGATTCCTTCACCTGCGCCGCGCTGAACCTCATAGATACCCTTGTAATATCCGCTCTTATAGACATCTCCCAGCACCTCGGTTGTGCCCTTTACCCTCCGCGCTGTGAGTAGTTCAACTTCCTGGCGGATTTTCACTTGAAGTTCTTCCAGTCTGGTGATGTGCGCCTTAGCGCTGGCGTTTTCAAGTTCCTTCATCCAACGCTGGTCGATGGCATTCTCGCGGCCTGCCTTGATGTAGTCGTCAACGCTCCAGCGAAACTCCTTTAGCTCGTTTGCCGTGAGCAGTTTGCGGGCTTCGGCCATAGAGATGTCATTGTTTTTAGCCAAGCGAGCGTACCATGATTCTGTTTCCCGCTTGATCCGGGCCATGGCTTTGTCGTACTCTGCGTTCTGAACCTTAATATAATCTTCACCTTTTTTTAGCTCGGCCTCGTTGAGCGTTTCCATCCGCTTTGCCCAGTATTCCTCCGACCTCATTCGTCGTCACCATCACCAACAGGAGCAACGAACCCAATGACTGGAACTGGATCACCTGAAGGTTGTTCAGGCGGCACATTTACAGCCGAGACAAGCTCCGCCAGTGCCTTTAAATCCTCTGATGCGATTGGCTGATTGGACTTGTATGTCTCGATACAAAACCGCGTCATGCCCTGGATCAACTCATTCAACAACCTTGTTGTCTTCGCCTCCAGCATCCAGTTCACCCCCTCCCAGGCCTCCATAACCCATTGACTCTCGTCGTTTCAGCGCAGCCTTTTCCTCTTCCTCGATCCATTCTTCTTCTTGTTGCGGATCGGTCACCCACGGATGGTTAGCCCGTATCGTTCGGTCGGAAATAACGCCCATGCTATCCTTTGCGTTTTTGACTGCTTCAGTTTCGTTGATGATAATGTCCCGGTTAAAAATAAAAGTGACCTCCTCATTAAAGAAGTCACCTTCGCCGCGATTTTTAAGATCGGTATTTATAAACCAGAGCAATTGTTCCAACGCCGCTTGGAATTCTGTTTCAATGATGTTGCAGTCCATGTCCAAGTCAGCATAAAGGAATTTCAATGCCACGCCAGAAGCATTCCCGAAATTGTCGGCTTGGGTATCAACACCTCGACCGAATTCGTATATGTCCTTCCGGTTCTGTTCTTGGTGAGTCTTATAGGCCTCTGTGTTGATTTCGATGTTTACGGTATCAACATCACCATCTTTGTCGTAGAACACAACACGATAAAGCGCGATGTTCTTTCGGAAATCTGCACCGTTGACGTCACCATAGTTTTTAACTTTATAAATGCTGTTTGGTAGGTCCTCCAGGTTGTTGGAATTGTCCGATTTATTACGGTCGTAATCATCCACCAGGGATTTGATTTGGGTAACAAGCGGCAATTCATCGTCATTGTATTTAAACGCTATAAAGGGGACTCTCTCCCAGTTGTAACCTTTCTGCACACCATCCTTGTTTGCTGCCACCACGTGCGGCCTATACTCCCCACTCTCAACATCAGGAACAATACCATTACCGGCATCTACAAACATCCTGACGCCGTTTTCGTCCCACCACTCATATTTGGTGTACTCCGTTTGTTTCGTCCCTTCGTACACTTCGACTTCATAAAACCGGATCATTGCAGCCAATTCGGTGTGTGCTATGTCTTTCCAAAACGGTACGCATTGCAGCGTGGGAATAACCATAAATGCCAGATTCCCGGTTTCATCATAATAAGGATGCAGCCATCCTAATCCGCCATTGATTGCATTTTTACCGAGCGTTTGCAATTGGCGCATGAATTTTTTATCAAACTTCTTGGTTAGGATTTCCTGGTACTCTTTGCTCTCCGTCTGCGCTGTTATTGGTTTAGAAAGCAAATATCCTACTTTCTGATCGACCAACTTTCTCGGGAACCCATTGACAAGCTTGTTATTAGCAAGGTTTTGCACCGGCTCCAGCGCCCCGGATTCGCCGACCGCTTTACGCTCACGGTTTAGAATATCATGCTTATTTTTATAGTAGTTTTCTCCGTCTATAATCGCCTTGTAATCTTTGGATGCTCGCCACTCAGAAACCCGCGAATAAACGATTTGCTTTAGGTCCATAACCGACATAGCGCCGGTACGTAATATCGTCTCGATCTCGTCTTGTTGATCGTTCATAAGATTCAAGTCAATCCACGTCATTTAATCACCGTCCTTTTGCCGCAGGAAACCATACGCTAGGCTTGCGTTTTACGATCGTATTCACAAAATAACGATCACCGTCCATTTGGTGATCGTTTTCCTTAACTGGTTTATCTTCACCTCTTTGGGATGCCTTTTCATCCCATATATAAGAGTTGAATTCTCGAAATGTTTCTTTGCAGCAATCGTTATATTTTATAATCCCTTCTACAAGGGCTGACGCCACGTTCCTGATGCCGTCAATTACATCGTTGTTCGCTTTTATCACTCGGAATAAACGGCGTTTTTCAATAGCGGCAATAAAAGAAGCTGCCGAAGGGTCGATAATTACACCTTTAATCGACAACTTATCTACAAAAGCTATGAGATCATCGCAATATTCCTCGTCCGTTTTTTGTCGGCTACTCGCGCGTCCGTCGTAGTGGTATTCTTTTACCTTGTACCAAACACCATCACATTGGCCCCACAAACCGAATGTAGTCGGGTTTTGCGTCCCGTAGTCGCAACTCACATAATACTGTGTGTATGGCCGATCAATCGTTTTTACAACATGCTTGTCTTTGTTAAACATGTCGTATATAACGCCTTCCGCCATCACCCACAATCCCAGGATGTAGCGTTTAAAGAAAACCCCGCTGAACATGCGGCGGAATCTTTCTTTAACCTTTTCGGACAACGACAAATTATCCTCCATTGTAAAATGCAGGACTAATATCTTTTTCTCTTTTGCTTTGTCGATATATTCGACTTTGAACCAATGGTAAGGCCCTTCTGGGTTACAGTTAAAAAACAATTTAGCCCCATTGCCGTCAGTTTCAGCAGAGCAACGCCCTATTGCTTGCTCCACAAACGATTTAGGAAATAGTGCCACTTCATCGAGATAAGCCCCCGCTGCCGTTAACCCCTGTAATGTATCCTGGCTCGCCTCGTTACTTGCTCCAAAAAGGTAATAAGTGTTCGTGCCAATTATGATGTGCGGGTTCTCTGATCGATGATAATGGTAATCAATGCCCTTTGCGGTCAGTATTTGAAACATAGGTTCCAAAACGTTCCGCTTGAGCGCCCCCATCGATCTACCAGCAATGATAAAGTTTTGATTCCTGTGTTTGTCTAACGACCAAGTAACAAAAGAGTCGATGCAGGCTATTGTCTTTCCCGATCTAATAGCACCCTCGGCCACGACCATATCATAGTCTTTATAAGGGCTTTTATCGGTCCACCACATTAACAGCTTTTTTTGCTTGTTGCTAAAAGGATGAAATTTGAATGTTGTTGTCTTCTTACGTTTTCGCATCATCTATTACCTCGTCTGCAAAAACTTGTTCTGTCTGTGCATTCAACGCTTCGGCATAACTAGAACCTAATGTGTGAGGATCGTTGTCATTCTCGCCGCGCATATCCTTAAGCTCCAGCCGCGTTTTTTCAATGTCCAATTTCGTCTTGTCAACTTGCAGCCTCATTAGTTCTAGTTTTTCGCGCCGTTCATCCTCTTCGGGAGCAGCACTCACGAATTGCTTGATCGCGGCCCTAAGTTCCGACATAGCCCTTGATTGTGCCGAAAGAAATGTCGCCTGTTTATCCCATGCCTGCTGTACTTCCCAACGCTCGCCAGTAACGTTTCCGTCTTTCTCCTCGATCTTTTCAATGGTCTTATCATCACGATCACGAACATACATGATTTGCTGCGCCCGAATAATAGCCGTGTATTGAATGACGATGTTATTCCAAAGCATATCAAGCGGCGATTGCTCGGCTATATGCTCCATGATTTCTAATGCTTCATCAGGAAAGTATTTGCGGTAAAAACCATGAGTAACCGCCTTATTGTTGCCTTTTGGACCACCCGGGCCACCCTTATTGCCCTTAGCGTTTTGATTTCCGGGAGGTGCGCCACCTTTGTTTGTGTGCATACTTTTCGGTTTGTGTGCACCCTTTTTGCGACTCCAACCGTAACGTTGCTTCCAACTCTTAACAGTATTTATTGAAACCTCATATTTATCTGCTATCTCTTGATATTTCATGCCTGACAAGTAATCCCGCTCGGCCAAAACGTAATTTTCTGTCATTACATTATCACCACCACCATTGTTGAGTTGGTTTTGTAAATCACTTAATGCAAAGCACAATAAAGATAACAAGCAGCACGCCATAGATGGCTTGTTGATATTGACCGCGCTGGTAATATCTATTGGCTATAAAACCAATCAAAGCCCCACAAACAACCAATAACAATCTGATAATCATAACAGTCCATTCTATCCAATTCACGTCCTGTCACCTCACACATAGTGAATTCTCAATACCTTATCTTCCGTATACTCAAATACTTCAAATCGCTTATGTGCTGTTGTATATCCATAATCATCGTGCCATGTATCGATTTCATTTCCTGTCGGCATTCTACGGATCACTACGCCGCCTTTATCGATTACTTTTTCATGGTGTTCATGACCGGTGAATAACTCTCTCGTTTTGGCCCGCGACCATTCCAACGGGAACTCTGTCGAAAAGTTTTCTGGTAATTTTTCAATCTTCTTTTTGTCTCCGTGGTTAATGCCTATGAAGTTATGTCCCAGCATGTGGGCCTTACGCTCTTTAAACCTTGTATCAAAGCCCACTTGCGGATATCTGGCCTCTAGGCATTTTACAAAGGCCCAGCCCATTGATTCGTCGTGATTGCCTTTCGAATAGACAACCTTCACCTTTTGGCATTTGTCCAAAGCAAGTTCAATTAGCGGAATATAAAAAAGCGTGGCATCTTCCCACGCTCTCTCCATGTTCACTTTTTCAATTTCCCGACCGCTTGATGTTCGTCCGCGCATATCATCATTGTGTAAAAGGTCTTGACCTATGATGAATAACACTTCTTTATATCCTTGTTCAAGCAATAGCGCTATGTCTCGCTGCGTCTCTTTGTATGTTTCGTAGTTGCTTATTCCAAAGTGCATATCGAATAAAGGGACATTGAGGTATTTGGCTGATTCCTTCGGCCTTCTCTCAATGTATACCGGCTTTATTGTTTCAATCTTCTTGATGATGTCGTCCCAATTAACTGCACTTACTTTCGGTTTGACAGTGATCTTGCTACTATAAAGCGTTTGTACGCCGTCCTGCTTACTGTAAACATTCCAAATGTTGTTCCTCGCACTCACAAGCTCCCAAACATCTAAGTCATAGCCATGCGCCTTGAGCAAAAAGTTAACGTCTTTACTCTGCTCTGCCGACATTCTTAGCAGCTTATCCGACCTATGTGATCCATCCGCTAATATCTCGACAGTTTCTTTATATCCGGCAGGTGCTTGCTCCGCTATCCTTCCTCGTTTTATCCTCTTCCGGACGGCTTCCGATGTGATCACAACGCTAAATTCGTTTGTTAGCTTCGCGGCGATCTCGGCGTATGTACCTGTACCCTTTAGTTCGTCTAGGCGTTTATCTTCTTCCGGTGTCCATATGTGTTTTGGCATCTTTGCACCCCCTTTGTTGCAAATAAAAAAGCCGCTCATTTGAGCGACTAAACAGGTTCGTATGTCATTTCGAATATATCAGGTTTGCAAGGGTATAATTCACCTTTAACTCCCTTGATGATGTAATCTCCAGGTTCTGCCGTCATGATTCCTTCCAACGTTTCTATAAGCACTACACTTTCACCGAATTTGTTTTGTACAAAGGGACTACATCGCTTTCCGGTATATTCAGCAAACCATTCTGGCACCTCAATTTCACCTGATTCCCCGGTCCATTGAAATGCTTCAATCTCAACTGGTTTTTTTCGGTATTTCATTTCGATATGTCTCCCTTCGTTTTTTATGTACACCGACACTTATTAACGCGGTCGGCAAGCGCTCGCGATCCGAACCTTAACCGCTGCGATCACGGCTGAAAGGAGGCGCACAGGTTGTTAGCCTGTACCTTTAGCAGGAACGGAGTAACAAAAATGAGGTAAAAGCAATATAAAAGCGCTCATTTAACCGTGAGCGCATCGGTATATAAGCACGGCAGCTTACCGCCCTAAGGCGCGCCGTCATGCACTTTTGTATGAAGCAGCCCGGGATCGCCCAGTCCGCCCCACATAGGGGAAATCGCTCGGGAACTTTTCACCACAAATAAAAAGAGGCCAGCTAATTCGCCAGCCATATCACCAAGGTATTCATACCTCTATGGTGTCCCTTATTCAATTTCCCACAATACAATCATAACAGGTATTTTGTCTAATATCCTGCCAAATGTCTGCCAAAATCCTGCCACTTTTTTTAATACTCATTGCTTAGTCTTTTCAGGTACTCACGCGCTATTCTTTCTCTTTCTTTTTCTTGATATGGCTTCAAGGCAATCTTTAAGTTGTTGTCATAACCACAATTTACAAATTCATAGGTTTCGACAACTGGTGTGAAAATGATTTGATGGTCAAATACCATGTTATAAAACGATCCATCTTCGTTCGGTGTCATCCTGAATGTAGTTTTCAAAAGTTCGTCGTTAATTAAAACTCCCCTAAAATCAGGGTTAGCCAAGATCAAAACGTTATGATGACCTTCGATTTTGTAAGTCTCATCACAAAATTTACCGTAATCGTTGATAAATGCTCGGGCCTCATTCATACCCTGACCTCCTTTCAGATATTGGTTTGCGGTTTCATCTGTGATGTACACTTCAAGCCCCATAGCAAATGCCATCTTGTACAGCGCCCCCGACTTTCTGCGGTAATAACTGCGCTCCGATAAGTGCAATTCCATGTATACTTGGAAATCTGTTATGTCTTCACCTTCCAAGTACCGCATTTCGATGATTTGCCGCTCTACTCGCTTCAACCCGTTTAAACCGCGTTGCACTCGTTCATACGCTTGCCTTAACCGCGCCTCGTTGTCCACGTTCCAAACAGCCACGTCTTCACACGGTTTGCTGATTGCGTTTGTTCCCTGGTGTTCTCGCGGTTCGTAGTTAGGAGTGTTTTTAATCTCTCTGCGGACAAAGCCGATCTTTTGGTATACCCTCGCTGTCTCAAGCTCTTTTTCTGTACGTCTACGGGTTTCGTCGCGGTTAATTTCCATCAAAGCTAATTGATATACGTCTTTGGCTTCTGCTCTCACGTCTACACCCCTTTTTTTTGCACTATTTTACATGGTTTTTAAATATAACGGTCAGTATTTTTGCCATTTACTTGTATTATACTACATAAATTCAAACAAATCCGCCTGCCCTTCCGCTGTGTATTCGCTTCTATCTACTATCAAGCCCTCGTCCAGCCACTTTTGAGGCGCTTCAAGCGCATAATGCTCCCAAACCCTTTCCCCGGCTCTATGGCGCTTTGGATCGGCTTTCTCGGCCTTCTCTGTCCACACCCAATAACTTGACGCTGTTACCTTTGCTTGTTCTGGTGACATGGTATCCCTCCCAAAATAGAAATAAAAAATGCCGTAGCTGCTTTATTCAAACAGTACGGCATCATTTTTGTTCCTCATGTACTTGTCGGGTATCTTTGCGAGTTCAGCATTCCTCCATGTGACTACCTTTCCACCGATGGTTGTAATTTCATATTCTCCATCAGCGAGAATTTTTGTTAATCTCCCTATACAATGATCATGATCAATCACTAATGAAGTCCATTCAATGCACCAATCACCAATTTTAGGGACTACAATAGGAATGTGACCAGATCGCATACAGGAGATTAACAAATCTATCAAGGTGTCATGGAGGTAATCCACTTGTTCTCGAGTATAGATCGGTATCACCTCTCAAGAAAAATATACTACTAACGCCGTACTTATTCAATTTTCAAAGTGCGTATTCAGTAGATTGGAGGCCGTTCGGCCTATTCTTCTACTTTTTCTGCTTCATTCCAATGAACTTCTGCGCCATCGGCATCGATAGATTCATTGTCTTCGTATACCCCGATAAGCTTATCAATTCCACCATTTCCGACGAATGAACCGATTCCTTGAAACTCTGCATATGCTTTGTCAAAAGCTTCATCTTCGCTGTCAGCCTCTATGGTTATTGATACCGCTCCCGTGAAGTTTCCCCATACTTTATACTTTGCCATTGTTATCCTCTCCTTTTGGTTTAATCAGTTGATGATGCAAATAATTCAAGTGCTATCATTTGATCGCGGCATTCTTCCGGTGTACCAGGAACCATTGCTACAAGAAATTCTGTTCGATGATGCTCAGCAGTTTCCTCATCCTGGTAGATTAGGTTTTCGCCCACAATCCCGACCGTCCAAAATCCAGATTCGGACTCAGTATGTAGGTCCAAATCAGCCAAGCTTTTTGCGATGAAACCTGATTGGTTCATATCAAGGATTTTTTTGTACAATTTCACTCTTTACTACTCCTCTTCCCTTTGGTTTATGATTGAGTGCCATACATTTCTTTGCGCTGTTGCTGCTTTTGCCTGTTTTGATATTTCCTCAACTTGTCCGGTAACTGCACTTGCTGGTGCAACTTGTAATGATGAGGGCAGAAATCAACTCCATCGGTTATGTGCTTCGCGCATTCCTCGCACATCGGAAGATCACATGTATCCAGCCTAGGTCCTTCATTGGCTGCTTTAAAGGCTGCATAGGGGCCATTAACAAATATGATTGATTGGCTGTGATACTCGGTTACGTAGTCGCATAACAGCGTTGCTTCCTTTTTCTTGCATATAGGGCATGGGTTTTCAAATATTGAAGGGTTGTTCATCGCATTCCCTCCTTTTGGTTTATATGGCCTAAAACGGCAATTCGTCATAATCTCGTAAGCGTAAGGCGAGCGGTCCAAGGTAAATATCGATATAACCAATTCTTAAATCGATGTATGTGCCGAGTCCAAATCTTTTCATTTCAAAGTTTTTCGTCAATTCCCATTTACCGATCCTCATTTCTCTCCCTCGCTTTCGGGTGTAAACCAAGTCATATCCTTAAAGTGAGGCGGTAACTCTCTTTCCGGCAAGTTTATTTTCGCGTAGTGAGTTACCCAATCTATCAACGTGTTGTTAATCATCCAACTGTATCTCCCGGTTCCGGGAACACTTGCGCGTTGGGCTATCAATGTTTTATGTCCGTTTGTAACAATGTGGTCAACGTGGCTTTCTATGCTTCTGTCTGTTGGGTCATATTTCACCCACGGTATCAATCCCGACTTTTCTTTCTCCAACTTCTCGATTTTTTCTAGCAATTCGTGATATTGCCCATGCTTTTGGATAAAATAATTGCATTCACCCACCGTTAATGCTCCGATCGGGTCTTTAGCAATCCACAACCCGCTTGCCTCACCCATGATATAGCCTAATTGATGCTGATTATTTGCGATAAACTTCTGAACCTCATCCATTTTCATGCTTCTTCACTACCTTTCATAGCTAATGCTTATTTTTCCTTGACCATTGAACTGTTTAGCCACTCCATGATCCGGTCGTACATTGGTACCGTTTCGCCATACCCTGAATTAAATGTGATAGTTCCGTCTTTTCCGAAAAGTCCATCGAACCTGATGGAAAAACAAAGTCCATCGCGCATATCCCAGTTTGGTCTTACATATTTAATGTTCTTGCATTTATCCATTAGTTCCGGGTTGTCCCACGCTTCATCTGATAGACCGCCAAAACGATGCATAACCCATACAGCCGACATAATTCTGTCATATTGATCTTTGGTTAGCGCTAGTTCCTTCACTTTGCTTCTTCCTCCTTATCTGGCACTACAAAAGGCGTCCAGTGTGTGTGGTATCCGGGCCAATCTGAGGCAAGGGGATTGCCGCAATACGGGGATTCCTCAATGGGAAACGCCCACCAAAGCGCGTCGCCATAATCTTCATGCCATTCGTCAATAGGACGTGCTTCACGTAGTTTCTTTTCCTGGGCTTCTGCTTGAAGGATTAACTTAGTCTGCTCAACAGCTAATTTTTCGGCGAAATCAGCGCGTTCTTTGTGTTTCTGTAAGGTGACACATGTGTTGTTTAGGGCTGTACAAACCGTTTCATAGTTGGGCTTGTTACCAATGGCAGAAAGAAAGTCGGGTTTATATCCTTCAAAGAATTTGTCCTGTTTAGTCATGGGATACCTCCTTTTCAGCACCACAATTATGACAAAATTCATATGCCGTACCGTCATCTCTATAATCCACGATAAATCCATAGTCGAATCCACAATGTTTGCACGGTTCATTAATTTGTATTTGCTTACAGTTATCGCATAATTGATATACAGTATTGATTTGGTGCGGAATTGCAGAGGCATATATTTCAGCCTCATGAGTTTCTTTGCATCCATTGCAAATTATCGTTATTTGCCTTGTCCAACTTGGGTCATGCATTAACATCTGCTCCTTTGCCAAAATGTATCTCATATTCTTCTTTGGAGTACATAAGTGTTTTTTCTCCATCGCATACTTGGCACCTCTCCTGCTCGGGGAGGTTATTAACGCCCGTGGTAACAATCCATCCTTTACCATCACAATCAAAACATTTTGCCTCTTTGTATTCATGGAATCTGAAATATGCTTCTTCATCGCACGAGCCGCAGTAGATCATTCCTCTTCGGCAATCTTGACATAACATCCTTATACCTCCCCCATAAACTCGTTTACGATTTCATCATGTATCTTCGTCCATGATAAGTGTTCATGATTTGGCGCCCCGTAAAGAGTGACAAATCGCTTATCTTTCCGCGCACGAAGGACCACAAAATTCCCTGACGGTACTCCTACCGTCCAACCCTTTTTCTTGAGCCAGCTTTCGAATTTAGGGAGGTCACTCCTTCTCAATTTTCGATTATCTCCGCATTTGTTAGTCATGGGATATTACCTCCAAATAATCATATGGATACCACGATCTTTGCCCAGTTTCCCAATAAATTAGCGCTCCAATATCAGACGTTTCAATAACAAATCCTTTGGTTCTAATTGATCTATGCCTAACCCAATCTTTAGGCTTTATGGTTGGTAAGGGGATGGGATCGGAAAACTTCCCAGACTCCAATTCTGTGATGTAATAACGCAAAACACTCTCTTTTCCATCCAGATACATAAAGCGGTCGGCATCTGTGGTTTCGTCTCGTTCCCTTGCTATCTTTGCCGCCTTTGACTTCATGTCAGTTATAAGCTCATCTATTAGCTTTGGTTGTTTATTCATCTCTCTCTTACCTCCCCTAATAAGTCGGGATTGTCCCAGCGATTGCCGATGATTTCGATTCTGTCTTTCCAATGTTGCAACCCCGCATAACTACGAGTGCCTATTTGTTCTCCGATTAGTCCGGTGTCTTCCCACACGACAACGTAAAGAATGTTTCTATCCCCTTGATGGTAGATATCCCCCTCGTAAATCTCCTTGCCGTTCTTATCTTTGATTCCTGTGTATTGACCTACTGTTTCGGGATCGACTTCGTACACTCCACCATCTGTGTACATCCAACATTGCGATTTTCCACTTGTGAGTTTTACTACACTTACACCAAATCCATAAACCCATTGATCTCCATCTACAAATTGTTCGATGGCCTTGGCTCTGAATTTATAATCTCTCATTGCTTTATTCCCTCCCTGACCTAGACCTTATTCGGCCATCGCTTCGCTGTGCATATTCGGTCGGAAACGATGGCCTTCGGCCTAGTGCATACTTTTAGCTAAAACAGCGTTAATTGCCTATTATCAAAGTTCATGAGTAGCAGTTCTGTTGCTGTATTGTTATTTCCGTTCACCACTTGCCGTGCTGCTTGGAACGTTTCTCTATACCAATTTGGGTACAGCACGTGTAATAACGGATCGTCATAGTACGAAATGATTGCTTTGCCTTGGATTTTGTTCATCATTTCCGCCAAATCCCGATGGTCCTGTTCTGTGAAATTCCCGGCGTAATACTTTTCCCGGCCCAAATATGGCGGATCAACGTAAAAGAGTGTGTAAGGCGCATCGTATACCCGGATAATGTCCCGGAAATCTCGGTTATCGATCATGACCGATTTCATGCGCTTCGCGAACTCCGGTATGATCTCGCAAGCTGATCTATAGGTCCGGGCCGTGTTATGCTCTTTGCTGTGTCGCCAACCGGTATCAGTGCTGAATACCGAATCTGAATTACCTTTTGCAATCCCCGACCGGTTTATATAGAAGAATCGTACAGTTCGAGTAAAATCATCGTCCGGCGGCTGCTCTCGCTTCCACTTTTCATAAATCGCTCGGCTATAAGGAAGGTCGTCACAAGCCTTTTGAAGTCGATCCGGTTCATTTATGGCCATTGTTAAAAAATTGACGACTTCTCCATCAATGTCGTTGTAAACTTCGCTGTATACTGGCGGCTTTTGGGCTATTACGTGCGCAGCCCCCCCAAATGGCTCTACGTAACATGTGTGATTTGGCATTCTGCTAATAATGTGTTGGGCCACCTTCCCTTTTCCGCCAAACCAAATCAATGGGCTTCGTGTACTCATATGTCCCTCCCTGTCGTTTGCGCTACCTTTTCTTTTGAACCCGTGGTTTACTTGGATATTTCTGTTTAATTAGGCTGTATGCCGCAATCGCGACCTTTCGGATATATTCAGAGTTTTCTTTCACGGATTCATCTGACATTTCATAGATATTATCTAAGGCTTTTAAAACCTCATGCCGTTTCAATTATGCGTTCACTCCTTCGCTATTTGTGTCAAACCTCCAACTCATCAGGCGCCATTGGCCGTTCGAAATTGCAATCATCATTCGGGCAAGATGCTACACCGCCCCAGTAATCCAAGTCAGCCCCACATATCGGGCATTCGTGTTCAATGTTCATACTCTTTCATCCTCCTTCGCTTTTTTGTGTCTACTCTTCTATATCCGTATAGGGGCTAAAAAATATTGAGTGCGATAAGCAAAGCGGTGAAACAAATCAATGCTACAATTAACACGGCAGCTTCTGACCATCTCATTCCTTATCACTTTCCCCTAAAGCAGCACGACAAATTTTTATAATTCCCTCTATCGATTCATAGTACGTCTTCTCTAGCCCGGTTTGTCCGCATTCGAACAGTATTTCTTCTAGTGCTTTGCGAAGTCTCTCATTTTCCTCATGTAATTCGCCGGCCGTCTGGTCGTAACTTTGATGTGTAAAGAGTGCGGTTTCTAACCGTTTTATGGTTGCGTCCTTCTCGGTAAGCAAATTCAGATAGGCCAGTACATCACTTTGGATGTCTTCCGGGCTTGCGTTCCGTACGTTTTCGATGTTTGACCAAAACTCTCGTATTTCTTTCATCCGTTTATTCATCCTTTCAGGTGGGATAGGGCAGTACGGGCATATTCTCGCATTGGAATTCTGCCTACGTACCATTCATCTTCTGATTCGGCTATGTTCGACAACGCTGCTTTCAAATCTCGGCGCTCTTTTAATATCGCTAGGTTATTGTTCTTTTGTGTCTCGGCTGCTTGTTTCCATTGCTCCAGTTCCGTTTGTAGGCGTTCTACTTCGGATAGGAGATAGGCTATATCCCTTGGAGCATGAGCGATAGCCATTACATCATTAGGCATGATTCTGCTTGCCACCACAGTCAATGTTGTTTCTTGTGAAGAATATACGGCATAGTAATGCTCTCCTGGTTGCACGTGCCATTTACCGGTCGTTATATTCGCCTGTCGATCTTTTATCTCTTGTATCCGGTCATTGTTGATCATGGGAAACCTCCTTAAACTCTCGCATTCTTTCACCGATTTCTTGACACTCATAACCTTCGGGATTGTTAAAAAACTCGGGGTGAGCATCCATAAATTGTTTTGCTTCCTCGCTTAAGTACCAGGATTGAAACTCGCCCTCCCACTCACCAACAAAGTGCCAACATTTCGAACCTTCCGGTATGATTTTCCCAGTACCAGCGCATTCATGCCGTCTTCTCGTTTTGGCAATTTTCTTGAGTTCATTCCAAGGCATCCTCTTTAGCCTCCTTGTAGATGATGAGGGCATAGTGATTGTCACCACTGTTCGAACTAACAGCCTGATATTCAATTTTCAAAATTTCAGCATTTGGTTGAAGCTCACTTAATGCGCGGTTTATCATCTCGTCAATTCCAAAATATCTATTTTTAGTATCAAAAGTATCGAACACTCTCTTTGTTTTGATCTCACTGGCTTTTCCTATCATTTGGATTCCTCCCCCAAAGAATCTTTTAATTGCTTAACCCATAGATTGCGCGAGTTCGTACGCTGTACTTCTTCTTCGTGTGCATTGGAGTAATAGGCGATCTCCTTATGCGCCTTAACAATTCCAGATTTCCGATATTCTTCGCCACTAAGTCGAACCGGAGGGGTTAGATATTTTTCGTCGCAATCCCAATCGATACTATCTTCAAGTTGTTTTATACAAAATTCTTTTAGTCCCTTGTGTTCGTTTGATGGAGGATTCCAAGCGTTAACTTCGGCTAATAACCTTTCATAGCGATTTCTTAACTCTCTTCTTTTTTTGAGGTTTTTTTGATATTCTTCAACCTTATTTTGGTATTCTTCTTCTGCCAGTTTCTCGACTTCTTCGTTGCTCAGTGATGTTAATTTTTTCAATTGTTCTTTTGCCTTTTCCAAACTTTCAAGGTAGTAACTACTTGGCTCAAATACAGGTATTTCCGCATCCATCGGTTCGTCTCTCATCATGACAAGCGCTCCGAAAGCTCTGGAACATTTCAAAACGAAATCCTTAACCGTTACTTCTTCTCCGTTATAAATCGAACTTGTGTATCCTGTTGGCATCCTTACCATCTCCTTAACTTAGTTTCAATCCCTGTATACTTTGTATTATGGTTGTGACGCTCTAGGAGGCTTTGTGAGGGGCCTCTAAGTTTTACCCTAGCAAATACTCTACCGAACTATTAAAACGTCTGTACGTGGCGATTACGGCGCTCGCATCACGTGTTTGCAACCTTGCCTTTCTTTTGCTTCGTCTTTTGAGGTGATAGGATCGCCTGTATGACTTCCTGTTGGTATTTGGTTGTTGCTGTACCCAACTTTACCGCCCGGGCCACTTGAGCAAGCACATAGGCATCGCGGACATTATTTGATGGATGCTCAAAGCCCCAGTGTTTGAAGATGGGGACGCTCATATTATCTTTGGCTGCTTGGTGGTTGCCGGTTGCAAACTTTTTGACTTGTGTCGGGGCAACGTCGATCCATTTCATTCCCGTTCTAAATAACTGGAGACGGATCGCATGGCCTAGGCCGAATTGAAAGTCAATCCCTTTCCCCTTGGAGCTGTAGCTAAAACCCTCGATTGCAATTACATCGTCAAATTCAAGGTTGATTACAATTTCCGTTATTATATCGTCGATCTTTTCTGTTTTGTCCAAGGCCTTAGATGCGATCTCAAAGCCATCCAAGTAATTTCCGTCTTTGTCTAAAATCACAATTCCCGTTTCTCCACTTGGGTCAATTCCCACGAATCTTGTCATCGTTTTTGTTCCTCCTTAATTTTCTGGATTTGTTGGTATAGCACCCGTTCAGGCGCTGTTATTTTGTATGCGTAAAATTTTTGGGTTTCCTTTTGCAAAGCTTCGTGATGATATCTGCAAACGTCCACTAACTGCCAATGCTTACTTGCTAACCTTGTGCATCCTGGCATTCTACAATGCATTTTTCTTCGCCTCCCGTTTTTCTGCGATATCTGCGATCATCTCAATCAACCGCGCCCGTACATATTCGCGGCGCATTTTTACCGATACACCTAAGCCCGATACCTCGTAATCAATCCGCGCTAGAATCTGGTCCGCGCCCTCTAACTTCTCTCGGAGTAAATATTCGAATGAATCGAAGGTCGCTTTCATTTCCCGCTGCTGCCGCTTCGCTTCGTATTTCTTGCGATTTGAATTCAAACGCTTCACGCCCTTTTTGTATAAATAATTCCGGGTCTTTATCGAACAGTTCGTAATCGTCAATGTGATTCACTATTAAATGCCTCCTTGAACAAGAAAACAAATGCTAACGGCCACAACAACGCCAGTAAAGAGTAGTAAACTGGCATAGTAACATTGGCATCCCGAAACAGTTTATTTATATTTTCAATTTCTTCTTGGACCTCTCTCTGTTCTTCCTCGTCATATTCTGCATTGTCTACCTTTCTAGCAATGTTGTTTACAAAAAGTTGAATGAATGCTCCAATTGCTAACCCGATCGCCAAGTAAATAATTATCCAAGTCCAAGCTCCCACTTTTACACCTCGTCTTTCAGCCGGTAGTTCAGCCCATCTTCATCTAGCACGACTTTGTACTCCCGGCACATTTCGTTAATTCTGCTTCCTGTCGCCTCGTCAAATTCACACATCCGGGCAATCGTCCATTCGCTGCTGATCATGACAGGCAGTTGATTTAAATAGCGGTAATTGATAATTGCGAATATTTGCTCAAGTTGAAAGTCTGTAGGTTTCTGTCGTCCTTTGAATAGATCGTCAATATAAAGCACTTCAACCGTTTGGAGTCGATAAATCTTTTCCGGAAGAAGATCGAAGCTCGCTTTTAGGTCTGCGCACCCCTCAACCCAAGGAAAGTAAATGACTTCAATCCCACGATTTAAGAGGCTGTTTGCTGTCGCCATAAGCAAATGCGTTTTACCCGCTCCTGGATTCCCGAGCAAGCAAAGTCCATTGCTGCGTTCCTTTCGGACCATTTCAAACTCCTTTGAGTATTTAAAAGCTGTTGCAAAAGCTTGTTGTACAACGATCGGTCTAGTTTTCCAATCGAAGTTGTCAAAACTCATTTGCCGGAAGCTATCCGTTATCTGGCTGGCTTGTATCAAACGTTCCGTTCTACGCTTTACGACACATTCGCAATCTCGCCAGTATTCCGCGCCATCGACTTTGTAGAAGAATCCTTCCGCACCTTTGCATTTAGGACAATCATTGGAGTCCAAGTTCTTCAAGTTCTCTTGGGTCGAATGGTTTGTTTTTGTCTGCCGCAGCAAATTTACTCGTTCCTGTAGTTGTGCCATTATTTCCTTGGTGCTTTCCAAAGGATGATCCTCCTTTCTTTGTTACTGCGTCGATTACCCAGCGACGAATTGTAAGATTGTCTGATTTCGTTTTGTACCCTTTTTCCTCTTTGTAAGAGGTAAGGTAATCTATTGCTTGTTTAGTCGTTCCTTCCCCAAACTCTGAAACTAACCGATCGTATTCAGATTGAGTAAGAGAAACGGATTCCGAGAATTGAATTTTGGGTATACTATCTTTTTTATTTTTCTCTTTTTTATCTTTATTCTCTTTATTATTATTGTTCCATCCCTGTTCCAACTCCGTTCCATCCCCGTTCTCACTGCGTTCCAAGTCCGTTCCAACGCTGTCCCAAGTTCTCTTTTTGTAGTAGTCAAAACCCTGATACTGCGCGTAATTAACGACCGTGAACAGCGTTCCAAGTTCGGTGTCTTCAATTTTCAATCGTTCTTCTTTGACTAATTGATCAATTTTTCTTGAAATAACTGAAAGTGAGTATCTTTTAACGGAACGGTTCTCGATATATTCCAAATCTTTAATCAGGTTCCGGTATGCTCGGAGGAATTGGCCGCGCTGTAAATGTACACCAGCGACAACGGCCCCCTCCTCGGCATAAACGGCATTGCCAACGATATAGAAAAAAATTCGGAACTTAGGGATGTCTTGCCATATCGGATTTTCAAAAATTTCCCGGCTCGTTTGAAACGCGCCTTTCATGTCACCACCTACTCTTTTGCCTTACTTCGTAATTTTGCTAGAATGTTGCTTGGGTCTTGGCCGTGCTTCTTAGCGTTCAAATACTGTATCAATAAGGGCATAAAAACCTTTTTGTTGGAGTGAACGATTTGGTGCATCTCGTTTGAAAGTAAGACGCAATTCCAAACCTCATATTTGCCACCGCCGCCTCCCATTCCGCCATACTCGACTCTGTGAAGGTGAAGCCCAGGCCCGGGCTTGCCGCTAATGAGGCACCAATTTCCGTCGCGCTTTTTGACTTCTTCCCGGACCTGTTCTTTGGTCAATTCACTCTCTTTTTTCTTGCGCTTTCGCGAAGGGGTTTCAACCTTGTTGCGCCTTTCCGTTTTCCCTGGCTTTGGCGCTGGATGAAATCCGAAATCATACATATCAGTTCACCCCTAACTGATAATCAATCCGCATTTTCAGTTTCAAGGCATGTAATTCTTCCGTGGTAGATGTTAGGGCATTTCTCCAGCGCATCATGTCTTGATACAAGTCGGCTTCTTTCTGCCGCATCTTTGCCACCGCTATTTCTGCCGCTGCCGCTTTGCCGCCCTTGGCTTCACGATAGGCTAAAGCATATTGCAGTTTACGATCGGCATAATGGCGTTTATAATCGCCATCTACTTGGCTAGATACTCGCCCTATATACATCACGCAGGTTGATAATAGATTGATCTTTTGCATAAGTGCGCCGGGATTGTCGTCGGAAAGAGAATCAGCCTCCTGACGCAATTTAACGATCTGTTCGAGGTAGTGATCGATGTCAGCCATGGCGCGCCTCCTCAAAACGGAAGATCATCATCTGAAATGTCAATCGGCTTTCCGTCATCTTGAAAAGGGTCGTCACTCTTTGGCTTGTTCTCTTTATTGGATTCAATAAAATGAAGTCTATAGGCTAATACTTCTGTGACAAATACTCTTTTATTGTCATTTCCTTCGTAACTTCTCGTTTGAATACGGCCCTCAATCCCAACTAAGCGCCCTTTACGAAGGTAATTAGCCGCCGTTTCGGCAAGTTGCTTCATGGTTACGACAGGAATAAAATCCGCACTCGTTCCATCTTGGGAAGTGTATCCGCGATCAACCGCCAATGTGAATTTTGTAACTGCTGTACCATTAGCGCTATATCTTAGTTCAGGATCGCGTGTAAGACGCCCCGTTCCGCTCCAATTATTCATCATTGGTTGTTTTCCTCCCCGGCTTTTTTCTCTTGAATTTTCTTAATCAATGCCTGCTCCATATCGGAATAACTCCATTTTTCTCCCGTCTTTTTAGCAACCCATTCATTGAACCCTTCCAGGCTGTTGTTATTGAGAAGTTTCCATTTCGCCTTAAGTGCTGATGGCGGTTGCTTTGGCTGTTCTCTAGCTGCTGGTTCATTGCCTTTGCTGTCCTTACCATCTGGATCATCTTCGTCGGTGGGTAAGCCCAGGCTTTTTAAGAGGTAGTATCTTTCGCTATAAGTCAATGCCGATCCGTAGGCTTTGGAAATCTCGTCTTGTTGGCCGTAATAGGCCCAGGTGACTGTTTCCCTTTCTGTGGGGTTATCCCCATTTATCCAGGTGTAGGACATTTCGCCCTTGACCACGAAATCTAGCGCGTCTTTGCCTTTTGCTGTCTTGTAAGCGTGGGTATGGTGTTCGCCGACTTGCGTTGAAGGAAGAAGCAAAAGGTTAAGTTCGTTCATTTTGTCTTTGATTTTGGACAGCACCTGATTTCCCGATACATAGGAGTAACCATAGCCCTTAGTATCTTTGGAGAATCCCCCAGCCACTTCTCGCACTTTTACAAGCTTTTGCCACAAATTAAGTTCACTCATATAATCACCGCACTCTCAAAGACTTTTCTTGTACAACCTGCACGCCGGGAATATCCTTGCCCCGTTTCCATGCCTCGATGATGTCTTTCTTTTGAAGCTGCGGAACCGGCTGCGGCGTAATAAAATACTTTTGTGGGATATGAAATTCGTCCAGCACAACAACCTTGGGTGGATTAGATTGGAGGGAGATAGTAAAGAGTTGCCCCTTCACCTTCTCCATTTCCATTCTTTTCATGATCGCTTCGACGTTTTCTTTTAGCCTTACAGAACTGTTTTCGATAGATTTCCGACGAGCATTAAGGCGTTCCTCTTCTTCTTTGATGGCCTTTGCCTCTGCTTCCAAAGAGCGAATCACTTTAATTGTGTTCTCGATTTTTTCCTCAATCTTTCCTTCAAGGCCGACTAAAAACTCTTGCAACTGCTCACTATCCGGGTTATCAATTGCCAATTCAAGCAATGTTTCATACTGTTCAGACAGTTCATATAAACGCATGGGCTTTACAACCTCCTAAATAATGTGATATTGTGTTCGTGATAAATTTTGTTAAAGCTCTGGATGATCGCTGTTGGCGCAGCGGTCATTTTTCTTTTGTAGATCCCTTCTGATGCGTTCGTATTCGGCACGCTGGACCGGCGAACTAAAGCAGAATCTTGGAAATGAACCATCAACGTACCGACCACCGACAAGAGACAGAGCTAACATTGAAGCAAAATCATCCTTCGCTTTGATTCTCACGGGCATATGCAAGTGCATCTAACCTCCTAACATGGACATATACAGAACAGTCAATGGCTTCTAAAAGACATTCAAGGCAATGGGGCTGGTTTGATTCGTATAACTCGTATTTTGCCTCCTTGCCACACCCGCACATCACCACGCTTTTCCACCGCCTTCCAACCTTCGGGAACGGGCTTATAGCCAAGCTTCTTCAAGGTAGATTCAGGGATTTTAAAGAATCCATATTCCCGCTTTTGTTCGTCAGTCATTTCATGCACCCACATGTTAAGCCGCCTCCAATACCCTTAAATCTGCTTCCAGTTCCTCAATTTCCAGTTTCAAAAAGTTGATCCAACAAAGGTCCGTTACACGGCCACTTTCAAGCATCCGGCGTAACTCGCATATTCTGCGCCATGCATGCCAGCGTTCTAACAAACGTTGAGCGCTCAAATTAATCAACCTCCACGAATTTGCCGTTTTGCAGCATATAAAACGTATCTGCCTTGATCTTTTCCCCGTCAACTTTCACTGACTGTACATCTTTAATGTGATATTCATCTTCGCGCTCTTCCCACTCGGCCAATACGATCCAGCAACCCAAAGCGCCCTTTGCTTTGCTTTCATAACCGATTGCCATTGCTACAGATTCCTTGCCCTCTACAGTTGCTGCGGACTGATAGCCTGTATTGGTTGCTGCGGACCAATCGCCTGTATTGGTTGCTGCGGACTGATAGCCTGTATTGGTTGCTGCGGACCGATTGCCTGTATTGGTTGCTGCGGACCGATTGCCTGTATTGGTTGCTGCGGACCAATCGCCTGTATTGGTTGCTGCGGACCGATTGCCTGTATTGGTTGCTGCGGACTGATAGCCTGTATTGGTTGCTGCGGACCAATCGCCTGTATTGGTTGCTGCGGACTGATAGCCTGTATTGGTTGCTGCGGACCGATTGCCTGTATTGGTTGCTGCGGACTGATAGCCTGTATTGGTTGCTGCGGACCAATCGCCTGTATTGGTTGCTGCGGACTGATAGCCTGTATTGGTTGCTGCGGACCGATCGCCTGTATTGGTTGCTGCGGACCAATCGCCTGTATTGGTTGCTGCGGACTGATAGCCTGTATTGGTTGCTGCGGACCAATCGCCTGTATTGGATTCTTTTGCATTGTCCCAGTCTACTTTTGATTTGATGTAATCAACACCAGCTTTGATAAGCCCGGGCAAACCAATTTCAGCTTTGATATGCAGGCGAGTTGTAGCTACTTTGCTGTCTTGCCCATCGCGGTCAATCTCTCCATCGGCTTCAACTTCTGCGTAACGGCTTTCGGCGGGTGGGTAATAGCCCAGCACATCTAATGGGTATTCGCAAAAGTGTAATCCTTTTTCACATGCCTCTGCTTCCGGTTCTTCAAACGTTTTTCCAATCTCGTATTGCATTCCCCGGCATTTCAAATCCTTGTTAAAACCTTTCCAACCTTTAATCATTGATAATTCCTCCTAAAATTTATTAGTTTATCAATCTGAAAACTTGGTCTAAACCTCAAACAAGTCCTTTTCAAGCGCCTCTATCCTTGCGCAAATGTCATGGTGCCATTCGTTTTCCTTCGCCATATAAGCGATATAGGAGAGGCTTTTTAGCTCATCGAGTCTCTGAATCATCATCAAGTTTTGTTTTAAGAGTGGTTTCAGCATCTGAATAGCGACTTCATCCAATTTGATTTTTCCGTCTTGATTCATCGACATCCATGTAATCAACGCCATTTTGCGGTGGATTGGATGTATGCCGATCAAGGGGTATCAACTCCTTATTTGATTTCGTGTTTTTTTAAGAGAACACTCCGAACAAAAGAGGTTGCTTCCGATTAAATCCCCACCTTCTTGAATCAATTCGGCTAAAAATGTCTCGTCTGTAGGGATTTCTTTTCCACACTCTCCGCAATTGGTAAAAATACAATCTCCGTACAAGGGTACTTTAATTTCGATGTCGTCAGTGATTTGCGCCTTTACATAAAACATTCTTTTTCCTCCTTGATTAGCTAATTTGTTTAATGCGATCCATAACCGGCAGGATTCCGCGCTTCGTCAAAATCTCATGAATGAACAATCTTCCCTTTTGCGTCCAGCGGGTATTTAACCGTGTATCTGGATCGCCGTTTCTGTGCGTTATATCAATCGTTTCTGATTTGGTATAGCCCTCGGCGTGATGCTGCCGGTATAAAAGCCATTGGCCGTTCTGTTTATACTGGACCTTCTCTTCGCGCAGGATTTGGTTTAGCGCCTGACCACTCATGCCGTAATCCTTTGCGATTTGCGTGATGGTCAACGTGCCTTTAGATTGTAAGATGCGGTCTAAGTAGCTGATTTTAGGTTCGTATTCGGCTACACGCTGTTCTAACATGAGTGACTTGGTTTGCAACGTCTGATGTTCTTTGCGTTCCTCTATCCAGCGTTCTGCGCGTTTGATTGGGTCGTCGATCATGTAAGATGGAACGGTTTGTTCAATCAACTGATGCTCCATTTCTTCAAATCTCGTCACATAGGTTGCTGTGAATAGCACGCCTTTTTCGCCAGTCATTTTGTTAGCCACCATGTCACATCCCTTTCGGGTTAAGTCATAGCGCCGACGTTTCTCTCCCTTGCTGTCAACATAACTTGATTCGATGAAGAAATTTGACGCCCCCAAATCTGGGGTGGTTGCTTTATTGAGGATATTTACATAAGAATCAATATCCCGAATTAAGTGGTCGTGACGTTTTCCCGTCATTTCAGCAACTTCCCGGCTATCTGCCAAAAGCTTGCCGTTCGCATTTCTGATTGTTAATTGATTCAAAATGGCACCTCCTCAAGCTTTTTTATCAGATCAACGGTTTTCTCAAGGTCTGCTAGTGATTCTTTGTAGTACTTCTCGTACTGTTCCTTCCCTTGGAAGGCGTGTACATGACCTGCTGACTGTGCCGCCCGCGCTTCAAGCGCCCAGATTATAAGTTTCTTTTCATCGTCGGTAAGGATCACTTGATTGCTCCTTTCTTATGGGATTCGCATTTGTCCATGCGGCTCTTATTTGCGGCTCTACCACCGCCTCGAATGACATGATCATTGCCGCATTAATGTAAGTGGTGGTATTGCCAGTTTTCACAGCTACCATGGCGTCCATTTCTTCCGGCAACGCTATTCCTGGTGAATCAATTTCCGCTAAGTTGTATATTTCGCCATTGATCAAAGTTAGGTTTCTAACCTTCATCTTCTCTTCTCACCTCCTTAGGGGTTAATCGCTCTATCGCGGTTTCTAAGTTTCCCCTTTCTTTGGTATGATGGAAGTTGTCTAAGCTATCCATTCCAAGGAAAGGAGAATGTACGTTGAGAGCACAGTATAAGCTTCGAGTCGAACATCTTTCGATTGAACAACTGGCTGAAATCGATCAAAAATTTACGGATGCCGGTTGGATAATCGCGGGACCTAATCAGAAAGTAGGGTCTCATAGCCTTCGAGTGTATCAGTGGGAATCGACCGAAGCAGAGCCAGTTTATCCCGAGGGATTTGAACGACATAAGGAATCGATCCCAATTGATCTAAATCGTTTCCCCCGTCCTGTTGACTGAATAACTCTGGATGGCATAACATTGTCCCTCCGGCAGCGAGTAGGCGATCAAACTCATTGACATCGTTCGTGGTGATGGTCGCCTCTTCCGATTCAATAAATGCTGTGCATTGGTAGTGCATTGCTCTTTTCCCTCCTTGTGGTTAGTTATTAAATAACTTTGTAAATTCGACCTGTTTCTAAATAAGCAATCAGTTCTTTAGCCTTGTTGGTCAATGATGGAAAATCCTCCGGCTTTTCTCCGATGACTTTTCCATTACGATCAACTACCGACTCGGATACAATCCTGACTTCCTTTTTGATTTCATTCTTTCTCATGACACATTTCTTTTCTTTCTGTAATTTCGATTAAATCCGATAAAAACGGATTCTTTGCCGCAATAAACCATCGATTCGGGAACATCATACAATTTCACAAGCAACAAAAATAATCCCCGAGGAATCTTAGTTGAATCTTCTTCATATTTGCTTATTGTTTTGGCGCTTCTTTTAACCTCCTTTGCCACTTTCTCCAACGTCATTCCTCTGTTTACTCTTGCTGCTCGCAGTGTGATTTGATACATCTGATCAACTCCTTTCTGTCGGTGTGATTCCATCGTAATCCGTTAATATCGAATTGTCAATACGTTTTTATCGAAATTTTTTACTTGAAATCAGAATTAAATTGGTTTATAACGGATATATAATGATTTTTTTAGGAGGATAAACAAAGTGGCAAGAAAGAAATACACGGAAGTGGAAAAGGAACTAATGAAAGGTATCGCTTTTAATTTAAGAGCAATCTTAAAAAGAAAAGGACTTACTCAAAAAGAATTAGCCGAAGGTACGGAACTTTCCACTAGTGTTATTTCTGACTACCTTAATGAAAAAACTTTAGCCACTCCTGGGAGTATTCAAAAAATTGCTGATTATCTGAAAGTCAGTAAGGCCGAAATCGACCCTACATTTCAATCTAAAAACAATATATATAATTCCAACCTAATCCCTATAGTCGGAAATGTTTGTGCTGGGGATGGATTGCTCGCAGAACAAAATATTGAGGATTACGTTTATTACCCAATGCCCAACAAAATACAGCCCGATTTTGCTTTGAGAGTAAAGGGGGATAGCATGAGTGGAATTGGAATCGAAGATGGAGACATTGTTTACATTAAGAAAAGTAGTTGGGCTGATTTTAATGGACAAGTTGTAGTTGCGTTGATTAATGGCGATGAAGAAGGGACATTAAAACGAATGAAGTGGAGCGAGGGGTCGCCCGTTATTAACTTGGTGCCAGAAAACGAAAAATACAAATCGATTAAAGCGCTACCTAATGAAATAACCATTTGTGGTGTTTATATGGGGCATTTCAAACTCAATAACTCATTATAAAAAAGGGTGGAATAGTTATGAAGGAAATAAAACTAAGCGAGAACCTGAAACGAATCAGAGAAGAAAGAGGGGTAAGCCAAGAAGAACTCGCAATAATCATTGGGGTTGAAAAGAAGGATATAGGGTGTTGGGAAGATGGTAAAAAAGAGCCTCGAATGGGCAACGTTCAGAAATTAGCGGAAGCTCTTGGAGTGACAATTACAGATTTAATTTTTTGATAGGGGGATTTTATATGCAGGTTTTTGGTTATCCACGTGTAAGCACCGACGAACAAGCAGAAAGGGGGAACTCTCTTAGTGAACAGATGGAGAGAATGACGGCATATTGTAAGGCCATGGGATGGGATGAACCGATTTTCTTTATTGATGATGGTTATAGCGCAAAGGACCTTAATCGCCCTGAATTAACTCGGATGTTGGATCGTGTAAAAAAGGACAAACAAGGTGGAATTATTTTAACAACAAAATTGGACAGGCTTTCAAGAAAACTGTTTGATATTTTATCTCTTAACGAATTTTTCAATAAACACGGCTTCAATTATGTTTCGGCTACAGAAGGTTTCGATACCTCAACACCTGCCGGCAGGTTGGTTTTGCAAATGCTTGGAATGGTGGCGGAGTTTGAAAGGGAGCGCAACTCAGAACGAGTACGTGATAACATGACTTCCATTGCGAGAAATACCACCAAGGTTATCTCTCGTCCTTGCTTTGGATATGACATCATTAATGGTGAATATGTGATAAATATTGATGAATCAACTGAAATTATTAAAGCGGCCAATGAACTTCTTTCCGGGACGCCTTTACGACAAATAATTAAACGTTGGAACTTTGTCGACAATATCAAAACCAAAGAGGGTAACGAATGGCACGAAAAAACGTTTAGGGAATTATTTCAACGCGAAACCTTAATAGGTGATTTTGTTTACAATAAAACTTATAAAGATGGATCGAGAATAATAACCAGACCCGAAAACGAATGGATCTATATCGAGAACCATCACTCCGCAATTTTAGATGAAGAAACTTTCAAGAAACTAGGACAACTTTTTCAAGCAAGAAGAAGATTAGGAAGACACACTACTGATGACCGGTATTTATTATCAGGTCTTGTTGTTTGCGGTCATTGCAAAAGTAAAATGAACGGAAAAATGAGCAGGAGTTATTCAAAAAAATTAAACCAAGAAAATATTCATTACAAATACCTCTGCGACGGGTATTTAAAAAGAGCAAAATGTTTTCACCACTACATCAGTCGAGATGGTATAGAAGCAGCAATACTAAATAGAATAAAGAAGATGGCAGAAGCTTCTCCTGGTACTTTAAATCTAGTTTTATCAAAACCAAAATCCCAATCAATTAACGAAGATGAAATTAAAGCAAAGTTAGCCCGTTTGGATAAAAACATGCAAAAACAAATAGATGCATTTAATGATGATCTTATAACCGCACACGATCTCAAAGCAGCTACCCAAAAGGTAGAAAGGCAACGTGCAGAACTCCACAAATTGTTAGAGGCATCGAGTTCAGAAAAATTAGAAGATGAAGCAGAAACAAAACTTATTAGAAGAGCCAAGGCAAGCATTAAGGATTTATTATCTGGAGATCGTTTAAAGACGAAAGAAGTTATTAGAGAAATGGTTTATGAAATAGAGGTCTTGAACGGGAGCGACATAGCTGTTATTTGGCGCGCGGATTAA